TCCATCGTGGTATTGCGCTCGATCATGCGCAGCCTGTTGTTTAATGCAGTCTCGGCTTTCTTAACGTTTTCAACTAGCCGATACTGCTTTATATGCTCTTTGTTGTCTTCAAAGAACTCTTTGGCCTCTACCGTCTTACCTTCTTTTTGCAACTGCCTCCATGTATTGTAGGCATGTTCAATAGCCTCGGCTTGCCGGTACAACTGGCTGACATAGCGGCTTGGCGCATCGCGCATATCGCTTACCATGTTGCCAGTCAACGTCTTGAGCATGTCGCTGGCTGCTTGCTTGGGTTGATCCGTAGCCGGGCGCGCAAGTACATCTGCTGCTGCTACCACTGTTGTACCCAGCCAGCCAAAATACCCGCGTAGCAGGTGATCTATCTGAACTGGTGACAATCCATCTTTGCCAATAGTACCCATAACCGTATTGCTGGCAGTGCTTAAAGCGCGTGCAGTCATACTGGTATCGTTCTTGAAACGGTATTCAGATTTCAGCCTATCCATGCCCATAGACTCAATGGGCGCACCACTGTAGCCGTCAATATTGGCATACACATCCAGCATCGGTTTGACAATCTGAGGCAATGGATTCATGCTCAGGTTGTCGCCCAAAAGAGTCATGATGTTGTGAACGAAGCGATCGTTGGTCATTTCATCACTGAACACACGTTCAAAACTGCGCTCGGCCAACGTCGCAATCGCACCAATCTCAAACGGCTTAGGAATACGGACAGCGGTATCTCCAAACTTCAGCCACCAGAAATTGTTACGGTCAGCATCGGTGCGTCGTTTCCAATCATCATCGTCGCCATAGGCAGCCAGCAAAGCAATCGAAATAAGTGCTGCTGCACCCAATACGGCGCTAAAGCGCGCTGGGTCTTCTTTGGCTGCATTGCCTAACTTGTATAAACCCTGGATTCTGGCATTCATGAAGGGAACCACTTGCGTCAGAAAACGAATCGTGGTGAACGTTCCCTGAGAACTGAAGTCCATCAAATCACGCGCTTCAAAGCTGGCCTGTAAATGGCCTACTTCCTTAACGCGCTGGTCGTACAGTGCCGCACGGTTGACGGATTCCAGCCGATTTCCAAGCTCGTTGTACTTGGTCAAGGATGGTTCAATAAACTTGCGATAAAACGCTTTCACTTTTTCATCGCTATCCAGAATAGTTGCAGGATCAACCCCTGCATCTACCATTGCTTGAATGCGCTTTGCTTCGCTGCCTTCGTACATGGAACCAAACTCAATAATCCCGCCACCGGCCAGCATACGGAAATACTCGTCGTTCTTTGGATCAGTTTTTTGCCAGCCATCTTTTAGGTTCTTGGCCGGGTTGTATGACAAATTGCCAGCTGCGATAGCCTGGAAGGTGTCTCGTAGCAGGTTGCGAACCTTAAAGAATGGCGATAGTGTTACGCCAACAGTCAAAGCATGTTTGAACGCACTCATAGCGTTCATTACCGGGCTTTTCAGGCCAGCATACGTCAGGCTTGAAATAGCCGTCATGACGTAAGGATCATCTACTAGGTAGTAACGCTTTTCACCGCCATCCATGAGCCACACTACATTGCTCTTGGATGTGCCGACGTTGCTGGCTATCTGTTTGAGCGTGTTTTGGTCTGAACTGATGGCAGCGCCCACATTCTCTGCGGCCTCCAGAGTCGCCTTTGCCGCGCGGTTTTTGGCCGCAGCGTCAATCAGGTGCGCCCAATTCTGCAATACATTGTCCAGCAAGTCGTTATTTAGCTTGTTTGTTCCACCTTTTAGTCGCTCGAATGCTTTTTGACGCACCACGCTGTTGTTGACGTTGACACCGCTAATTCCTTCGTTGTCGTTGGCAACCCGGTAGAACGGTACATAGAACTCACTTTCCCACGTCTGGCGCGATTCTGGATCAATCAGGCCAGATTGTTCGGCCATGTCCAGCACGTTCTTATTGAACTGGTGCAGTGTTTCAGTGGCATCCTTGTAAATATCGGATCGCTTGCGGGTTGTCTGTCCTTTGCGAGCGCCGTTCTGAATGGTGTAGTCGAAAGCAGTATCGCCATCTGCCAGTGTTTTGATGGCTTTGATGGTGTCACGTGTGAACAGGTTTTCACGACTGACGTTCTTTTTCTCGTTACCTTCCTGACGCATTTTTGCTGCCTTGGCGCGCAACTCTTTTGCCTGGGCAAACAAGGCACTGGCCTGCGCTGCATTGGCTTTTTGTGGCCCAAGGTTACCAAACATCTGCTTGGAGAAATTTCCTGCTTGTTGCAGATAGTCTTTTGCCTGTTTTTCAATTGATTGGGCCTGATTGTCCAGCTTCCCGGCATCTGCAATGAGTTTTTGCCCTTCGGCGCGTGTGCGTTCGGACTCGTTCATCAACTGTTCTGCGCGCAGTGCAGACACGTAGCGCAGCAAGTCATGGTGCTCACCGTGCAATGGCATTATCAGCTTGTCAAGCACGCCACCTTTGCGCGATGCGTCAAAGTCATAAGCGCCATCGGTTAGCTTCAGCATTCCGCCCTTGAGCAAGGTAGAAAACGCTCCACTGGCACCGCGTGATTGGCGTAGCAGCATGTAGGCGTGCTTGTCCATGTCCTTAATGGGAGCAAACTGGTCTGCAATGCCTTGTGCCAGTTTCTTTCCTGCATCTTTCCATAGCGCCTTGGCACGTTCTTGGTACGTTGGCTCTTCTACTTCAAAACCAACGTCGCGGAAGGCTTTAAGCTGCTCTGGTGTGTAACGATTGGTGTTGCCGGAGATTTTGGTGCGACTGGATGTAGCGGTTCCACTTCTGAGCAACAGCGATGTTGTTCCATGCACCGGCTGATTTCCAGAACGGGAAATCATTTGGTTTACAAAGTCATCAACCACGGTATTGTTCAACCCGTGTATCCAGTCTGCCAATTCGCCCATCTTAAAGAATCTGGCAATGCTCTCCAGTACGTTGGCGATTCCGCGTGTCCACGTGCGAACCTGCAACGGAGACCCAGCTCGCAATGTTTCTGACAGTCTGGCAAGTGATTCCTCAACCGCAAGCGCTTCATAGTTTGCCAGTCGATCTCCAGTCATTGGCCCTTTTGATGCAAACTCATTCCACTTCTCTTGACCGTCAAGAGAAGTGCGCCAATTCAGTGCGCCAACCCGAACAATGCTGTGTTTTGCAGACAAGTCCAGCATAAACTTGATGTAGTCTGCATTGGATTGGAAGTATGATTTCAGCCCACGATGGAATAATTCATGGAAAACAGTCCGCATCACATCCAAGGTTCCAGTATTGGCATCAGAGAAGATGACAATTCGACCATCTGGGAGAGTCCCGCCCTTTGGCATCGGGTCAGAGATACTGATACCGGCTTCGACTGGAGTACGGTACACCTCAACGTGCGGCGCATTTGGAATACGCTTCAGGATCGCTGCCACGGTACCTTTAACCGATTCATGCGACACAGGCTGTGACCCAATACCAGCTAGGCCAGTAGCACGGAATACGGTTGGTTCCGCGTGCATGACGGCAGTGTTTGTACCACGGATGGCATTCTGCGGCACCGGCGCGCTGTGCATTTCCTTGCCATTAAACACCACAATCACGTCACTGGCCTTCACGTCCGCCGTGGATTCTGGCGACTGGGCGCGGCGCTCTTCGTCTGTAAAAGTCTGGCGGGCTTGCACATTGCGGGACTCGGTTTCACCGGCGAGGCGGCGGTATTGCTCTAAAGGAGTGTTCGCTGTTGCTGCAAATTCGGAAAGCGACTTTTCATCAGCTACATCACGCAGCCACTTCAAATGAGATTGACTGTAGTCAAACCCTAATACTTCCAATTCTTCTTTGACTAGAGACAAGTCTTTGGTCGGATTGCGTCTGAGGTCGCGCAGCACCTCCAAATCCTTTTTGGCACGTGACGCATTGTTGTTAAATGCAAATTCGCTTGGACTGCCACCAACCGCAAAACCTTCAATCGACTGAATGCCGTGCTGGATTTCGTGAAGAAGTGAGGATAAATTGGCTTGCTTCGTAGCTTGGTCGTACCCAACAGTAATGGTGTTCGATCCTGGGTCAAAAGACGCATTTTTCTTACCGGGAACCAATCGAACCACAACCCCGTTGTTCAAAACAGGGTATGCCGCAAACAACGCGGGGTGATCTAGGAGTCGGCCCAACTGTACAACAGTGCTACTTCCCTGCTCTAAATCTTTGGATTCGCCCCATGTGAGTTGATCCATAGTCAAACTGGCATCAGAATCGTTTATCTCAAATTTCCACTTGCCTTCAACCCCTTTGAACCATCCGGTTTCTTTGCGCACGGTATCTGCATCATCTCCGCGTGCAATGCGCTTTTGGGCTGTGGTAAGGGCGTGCGTGTCGGCTGTGGCGGCATTGGTGCCTGCGAAGCTGTAGCGGATGTCCGGGTTAGTTCCGTCGAAGTCGCCGTTGTTTCCGATGGCGGATTTGATTTGGGTGGGACTCAAAACCATCCATTGGTTTTCACCTTTGACGCGACCAATGTCCTTAGAGGTTATGTGTACGGAATCATGTCCTTGCGAACTAACCCAGTCCTTAAATTCTCCTGCACTCAGATCATTGCGCTTGTCTTTGATGTAGGAACTATTTTGGTTGCCAATCATCCATTCAAGCGGAGTGTTTGCGACAAGGAAAACAGGCATGACATTGCCGCCGCTATTTGTATCGTATTCGTTTGCCAAGAACGTGGCGTAGGTTGATGCTTCCTGTGGGTCTGGCGCAAAATAAAAACCTTCACCTGCCCATCCGCCGTCCGTTTTTCCAAAGTGTTTTAAGTTAAAACTATCGAAACTTGATTTTGTCCCGTGATACAAAACCATCGGCTCTCCGTTATCATCAACAACCTTGCTTGCAGTTTTAGGATCACGAATCCAATCACCAAACCAAGCCATGAATTGAGGTGAACGCACTTGATGCCACTGCCCCTCAGTCAGATTAGAGGGCTTGCCATTTGGTGCCAGTAGCCTACTTTGCGCATCGCGTACCTCTGGCGCACGGAACTGCTGCAACCAAACTACCGCATCACTCTCCCGCCCAGCAATGCCATAGGCCAAAGCCACCATGTCCTGAGCATTGAACAATTCCGGCTTGTTGGTCAGCTTGTCCCACACCTTGCGCAGCATTTGCCTTACTTGTGCCAGCCACTTAGCGACTGTGCCCTGTTCAGCCATTGCGTTAGGCTTGATGCCCAGCTTGATAGCGGCCTCTACCGCATAAGGGAACAGTTCTTCGTTGGACAATTCAGCGCCAGTAGCGGCCACACGTTCAGCAGCACTGTCATACACCTGGCGCTCTTGCGATCCTGCCTTGGCATCTTTCCAGCTTTCGATAACGCCGTGCAGCTTGTTCCAGCCGTCTTGGCCTAGTACGGCCTTGCCGTGCTTGTGCATTAGTTCGTGAACGAGTACAGCCTGTTCGGTCCCTGCGGCTATGCGGTCTGCAAGAAGGAAGATGGTCTTTGTGGATGGGTCGTAGAAGGCTTGGGCTTGGCCTGCTGCGTCTTGAGACTCGATGCCAGTCTTACCAAGCAACGGTTCCCATGTGCCCTTTACTTCGCTGGAAGTGGTGGCAACGATGCGGCCTAAGCCGTTTGGTATGGATGCGCCTACGGTGGCTTGGATGGCTTGTTGGAGGGCGGGGATGGTGGTGGTATTAGTAATGGCAGAATTTTCATTGAAGTCCAGAATTTCAATGTTGATATTTGACTCATTACGCGCTACACTCTTCTGTGTGGATGATTCATTGTCCACCTGCAAGCCTCCTGGAGCCGTGGCAGAAGACCGCGGTAAGACCCGGAGGCTTCTGTCTTTCCAGTGTTTGCTTTGATCGTGACTGACGTTGTAAAACAAATTGCCAAAAGCATCCTCTCCAACGGTAACGCCTGCCGTAACTACGCTTCCATCAACTGAAACAGGCCCGCTAAAGAAGTGGAATGCAACAATTCCATCAGACCGCGCCTTGTATAGTTCTTCCCGTCCGCTGTACTCTCCATCCTTAATAATGGACTTGACGGCAGGCAACAATTTGGCTTTTAGCGTGTCATGCTTGAGTCCTAAGCGTAGCTCTCGTAAGCCCTTCCCACTAAAACGGACAACTCCGAACCCTTCTCGCTTAACATCCGTTCCCTGTAAGTTGTCCCTGTACCATGTCCGGGCTTTGTCAACTACGTTTTCTGGTGTGATGTCGTTTGCAACTTCATTTCCATTCAATGTAGCAATCTTATCGCTGCTCCTGCGGCTAAACAACGGCACACCGCCAGCGGCCTTGATAGCCTTCAACCCAGGCATGTAGAGCGCCGCAACTGCCGGATTCAACGCTTTCAGCACATCATCAAATTCGTATGCTTCGTAGGTTTTGCCCTGGTATGTGTAGCGACAGGCCATAAAAAATGCTCCGATACTTTGGTATGGGAGCATTGTGTGGAATGCGCCAGTGCAACGCAAACCATAGCGGGGTGTCAGTCTTTAATCACACTCGACTTCCAGCACACCTGCCGCTTTCATGCGCTTAATGATGCCTTCAAAGTCGTTATCAACGGCATCAACGATGGCGTTTTGAACCCGTTTGCCATTGGTATCAATCTGGTTCAGCAGCTCGTCCTTGCTGATCTTACCTTGTTGCTGCGCCAGATAGTCCTTTACCCCACTCCATTGCACATCGGCTTGGCTCACACCCTTGGTGGTAAGCGAGTCAATCCATGCTTTCCACATGCCAGCAGGCATGGAGTTAGACTTGTTTGATTGAACCTGGCGAGATAGTTCTGAGTACCACAGGGCATCTGGTTGCTTGTCTTCTACTCGCAGTAAGCCGTCCCGTCCGGTCGCACGAGAATATATAACTCCTCGGAGGCTGTCAGGTGTGGATAGATCGAGTCTGCCAAATACTCGCCGAATGGCTTGGAGCGCAACCACATCAGAGCGTCGATTCTCGTTGTCCTTCTGTCCGACGGTGACATCGGATAAAGCCCTTTGGAATTCCCTTCCAATAGCCATTGATACCGCAGCGCGTCGTAGTGTGCTGTTGCCCACTCCAGTGATCGCCGGTTGGAGTACTGCACCGAGGATTTGTGCTTTTTCAGCCTCATCGGCAACAGCAAGGTTAGCCAAATGAAGCGCGCCCTCGCGGCCATTCCGAACACGAAATACCCCGTTCGCGACTTCAAAGTGGCGGAGGGCGGTCTCGCGGGAATGCGCGAGCCTGGTTGACGTTTCAAGTAAGTGTTGGACATTTGATGCAATGATAGCGGGACTGTCGCCTTTTTTCCAGAACTTTTCTTTCAAATCCGTCAATTCTGCATAAATATCGGGCCTACCTTCAAGGCTTGTATCTTCTGGCTCTACACCACCTTTTTTCATACGATCCAGCAAGGCAACATACTGGTCTTGGTGTGGTTCAAGATGCTTGGTTGTTCCATAGTGCATGGCCGATGAAATCATGGCCTCAGTGCGCCTTAAACGGTTAATTTGCGTGATTCCCGCCGGGTCTGGGCGCATTGTCTTGCCATTGTTGTGTGCCCAGGCGAATGCAATCTGATATGCCGTTGCACCACCAACACCTTTACCGGCATCCTCGTTCCCAATCACTACAAACGGACGATCTGTATCTGAATCAAAAATATCAAGAAGTTTTACAACGTTCTTGTTCTCCAATTCAACATTGAGTGCAAGAGTTTGCTTACGTTTTCCGTGTTGCAGGGCAGTGCTTTTTTCTACGGTAAATTTTTTTGATTTGCGTTTGTCTTTTGCTGTCATTTCTCGCGCAATAACAGACAAGTCTTTTGAGTCACTTGTGCCAGTCTGGAACGAGTCTTCAAACCGTGACAACTGGCGTATGGCCTCGTATAGCGGTGTCTTTGCCGGGCTTGGTGACATTGGCGGAATCTTACCGCCGGACTGATTTATGACTGTGGCACTCTTGCTAAACTTGACAATGCCATCACTAGTGCGGCCAACAGACATAGACCGTGCATTCGATCGTGCAACTGCCGCAATGTCTGCCTCAGTCAGTTGTTCGGCCTTGACAAGCATACCGCGCTTGAACAACCACGCCCGCACAGTAGCAAGTAAGTCTTTGAACCACTGCTTGACGGCATTCGGCGCATTGGCCCTGTCGCGCTCGTACAGTTCAGTGATGTAGGCCGCGTACTCTTCGCCGCTGGTTTCCTTGGCTTCTTCCATGCGCCGGGCTACTTCATCAAAGAACGGGTTGCCCTTGTTCATGCCAGTCATGGTCTTGGCACGCGCGTACATCTTGTCCAGGCTGCCATCAGCGCCCATGTGGATGCCGATCTCATGGATCAGCACACCAGGTGCGGCTTCGGCAGTTAGGTTGTTGGCAATCAGGAATGACTTGCCGGTGACTGGATCGAAGAATCCTTGGATGTGGCCGGAGGTGCTGCGCTTGATGTCGATTTTTCTCGATTTTTTGTAGGTGACTGTTGGTTTTTTCTCTTCGGAGGATGTAAGATTGAACCGTTCAGACTTAACTTCTTGCCCGGAGCGGCTGGGGTTTGGCCGTGTGGCCCCAGTGATCTGTTCGGAAGACGATGTAGCCAAGTTATCGGGGATTGGGAAGGTTAGGCGCCCATTCCAGTCTGAATTTCCCCACAGATTTTTCGGATTCCCTTGGAATGGTCTTACGGAAATTACGGAATAGTGGTTCCCGCGCCATTGCGCAACAATTGCTTTGCGCATGGAGTTATTGACAAACATGAATGCAGAATCATCTTCATGAACCTGCGTTACGCCGCGCATGACAGTTACAGCTTCACGCATCAAATCTTCTGCAAGATCGCCAGTTATGCGCTGTGGCATTCTTGAAGGTTTGGAAGTCGCGTTGTCGGCCATGTGCCTAATGCCACGTCCCCTATGACTTTCTGGCGCTCTACCTTCCGTAACTCGTAGCGGCCCCTTCGGAACCTTGTCGTTGCCAGAAACATAGGCCAAATCACCCGTCGTACTTCCTTCGTATTCCTCTGTCTCTGGGATCAAGAAGTCATTGATTGTGCGCGATCCAATCCATAAACGCATGGCAGCGCTCTTTTTCACCGACTCCAGCAACGTCTCCCGCTCAGTCGCCACACTCTCCCCCGTAACCTTAGCCCGCGCCTTTGCTGCCGCTTCAATCGCCTCATCCTGCGTCTGGGTTAGCTGCACCAGGCCACGGCCTTCGAGCTTGCCTAGCAGGTTGCCGTAGGCTTGGGTTATGGCCGAACGGACAGCGGTGACTGGTGTGTTGGGTGCCGGCGTGGTGGTGCGGGATTGTTGTAGTACACCTTTTTCGTTTATTGCTACGTTGGCGGGGTTGTTTTGAGCATCACCACCTTCTGCCCTGAGTTCGTCCTCCAATTGTTTCAACTCGCCATACTTTTCGACCATCTCCTTCTGGTACTCGAAGGGCGAACCCGCCTTCTTACGCAGCTTTGAAATCTCTGTTTCGGTATTAACAAGCTGTTTTCTTGCATGTTGCAAGTCAGATTCAATGCCGTTTATCTGGTTCAAAATGCGCCGAGCAAGCCCGGTAGCATCAACGCTCTCACCCATTGCGACACCGCTTGCTACTTCTAGCGACATACCGCCAACGTTCACCATCAGGTGAAAACTGCCGGTAGGGTGGTCTTTTTTGTCAAGCAATGAATCCATCGTAATCGTGACAGATTCTCCCAAACTGGCAATTTGCTTATCGCTAATGCGTTTGCCGCCATCTAGCGCATTGTCTGCCGCTGTCTTGTTGAAGGCATCTTTGAGTGCTTGCCCGAACTCTCCAGGCTTTGAATAGGTAACATCGTTTACCTTAGCAGGGGAATCAGACAAGGCAAAATACCGTTCTCCAATAGCCTTGAATGCTTTTGACAGGGTATTGATGCGGTTGTTCAGACTTTCAACGTACCATTCATTGTTACGAAGTTCTGATTTGATTTTTATCTGTTCATTGGCGTGAGCAGCTTGCAAGCGTTCAAAGCGCTCAACGTCTTGCTTCAACCCAGCCAATTGAATAGCGCGCGGATCGCCAGATGCTACGGCTGCGGCCTGCTCGAACAAGGAGGCTTCACCAACGTCATCCATGCTGCGCATGTTCTTGTCGCCAGTAAACGCTTGGTCAATGAAGCGCTGCTTGCGCGCCACCATCTGCCACATGGTAGATTGGTACGTTCCCTTGGTCGTGTACCACTCGATTTTTACCTGCTCATTCTTGTTTCCTTGTCGGATGATGCGCCCGTGTGGTTGCTCTACGTCTGCCGGATACCACGGCGGGTCTTGGTAGTGCAGTACGGCAAGGCGTTTTTGCACATTTACACCAGTTCCCATTTTCTTGGCAGAGCCAATGAGAACCTTCAGTTTTCCGCTGCGCATGTCTTTGAATACGGCTTCTTTCTTCGCGTCCGTATTAGCATCATCAAACCAGGCAATCTCATTTCTCGGAATTCCGCCTGCCGTGAGTCGCTTGGTAAAGGCTGCACGCGCATCAAAGCCTCGGCTTTCCATCGCTTGCTCACCAAACCCAAGGTTATAGAAAACTATCTGCGTGCTGCCTTTTATCTGTTCAGGCTTTCCATCATCGTCAAAATAGACTTTATCCTTGGTTTCATGGTAGTTGGCGGCGATCTTGTCGCCCATCTCAGTGATGATCGACGTTTCTCCATCCTGCAACTCCTCACCGAAGAACCTAGGATCAAGTGCTGCAAACCGGCCATCCGTAATAATTTTTACTATCGGGTCTGGATTGCCCTTCTCTTGTGGAGACGGTTTCCATTTTTTTGATATTTCAATGCGTGGAGCCAGTACATTCTTCATGTAGGCAACCAGAGCCTTGGTAATTGGAATGATGTTCAGATTCGGTTTTCCGCCAACAAGATCAGGGCGTTTTACCAGTGCTCCAAGATTGTCGGATGTCAGAACATCCATGAATTGACGCACACGCGACATCAATTCAGGCACATTATCAAACTTTGCAAATCGTTCTACCGTTTCATACTTGCTTGCGGCGTTAGGTTCAAGCGCTGCAACAACCTCCCCAAATTGGCGACTCCATGCGTCGAATGTTGCTGTTCCATCCGTGTCCATTGCGTCTGGTGCAAAGAAGCGCATGATGGTGTACAACTCGCCCATTGTGTTGGTAACAGGAGTTCCAGATGCAAACACCATCGACCGGCCCGGATTTTTCTTATCCAGAATGCGTGTCTTGATGTACATATCCAAAGCACGCTTTGACCCATTGGAGTCGATGCCCTTGATTTGTTGTGCAGTATGGAAATCAAGTTTACGGAAAGCATGGGCCTCGTCCGCAAATACGAAATCAACTCCCATATCCTCAAACTTGATGGTTGCATCCTTGCCGCCAGCGGCAACAATGCGGTCAAAGCGTTGTTTTACGGATTCAATTTGCTGCTCAAGTTTGCTACGCATAACCCTTGCACCAGAATCCTTGGCGACGGATGCGAGTTCAATTTCAAGGTCACTCAGAATCGCATCACGGATAGGCGCAATAGATTCTTCCTTGACTCCGATACGTTGAAAGGCATCGTGGGTGATGATGATGGCATCGGGGTTGTTGAGAGTCGCATTTGCAATGAATGCTTTGCGCTTTTCGGCAGAAAAGTTTTGATCGTCTGCCACCATGATGTTAGCCAACGGGTACAAGTCCATGAACTCGTTGCTGAATTGCTCAAGCATTTGGTTCGGAACTACATACATGGGCTTCTTGATGAATCCCAATCGTTTTTGTTCCATGCCAGCAGCAATCATCTCGATGGTCTTGCCAGCGCCGACAGCATGTGCCAGATAGGTGTTTCCTGTCTGTATAATGCGCCAGATAGCGCGCAACTGATGCGGATGCAACTTGTAGCGCAAGCTCACACCAGGAAGTGTCAAGTGTGAACCATCAAACTTTCTGGGCGCGATGTTGTTGTAGCGCGTGTTGTAAGACTCGACAAGTTCTGATGCGCGGTCGCTGTCCGACCATACCCAGCTTTTGAACTTGTCTTTGATCTTCTTCGCTGCTTCATTGGCTGCTGTAGTTGATTCTGTATCGAGAACAACCTTGCCATCCGCATCTTTGGTCATAACCTTGATGGAACGGCTATTGAGAATGGCCTCCAACAACTCTGATGGTGAGCGTGATGCGGTTCCATATTCGGCAGCAGCACTGCGGCCACTACGTTCATTCCCACCAATAACCTGCCACGATTCTGTAATAGGATCGAACTGCACAGCGCCCGCGCCAATCTCTTTGGCAAAATCATTGACATGCTCCACTGGCACCCAAGATGCGCCCAGCTTGACACCGATTTGGGACGGGCCTAGTTTTTCCGGCTGAACCTGTTTTAGCGCTTCGACGTTGCGACTGAGTGCAGGATTCAATCGCGCTGCTTCTTCGGCTTCAGCAAGTTTTTGCACCACATTCCCGGATAAGTATTCGTCTGCAAGCTGCCAAGTTCCGTCTGGAGTCTGGTAAATCTGTTTGCCAAGCGATTCGATGACATCATCTTTTCCGAGCTTCATCCGCTCTGCCACATCATCAATGTTGAGTGTCCCTACACTATCCAGCGATACAGCCAGCGCATCGCCGATGGTTTTTACTTCGCGTGTCACCGGTTTTCCGATGGTTCGGCCAAGCAAGATCGGTGCCTTCACAATGCTTCCGTCTTCGGAAACAACTTCCAATGCAGTCACCAATGCGCTATCGTAATCTTCCAGCCACAAGCGTTTATTCTTGTAGCTACGTGATTGTGTTTCGATAGCGTTACCGTCTTCGTCTGTCGATTTGCGAGTGATTACCCGGTAATCTTTGATGGGGCCATGCTTTGCACGGAATGCGTCGTAAGCTGTGTTCAGCTTTTTCAGTGCATCCTCCCAATTCCCGTCATTCACCTGGGCAAAGCGAGACTGTTGCACCAACTCGCGCAGTCCCACATAATCCTTGAGCCACGCCGCATCTTTGTCGCTCAGATTTTCCTGATCCTGTAACGGCTTGCCAACACCTTCTCCTACGCGCATCAATGTGCCATCAGGCCCAAGATAGATGACACCTTCGTGTTTGATATTTGGATCAAAGTCCAGCTTTGTTGTGTCGTTTTTGACTTTCTCTTGTGCCTTACTTACGTCAGAGTAGGCATCTTGCGGAAGATTCTCGATAGCCTTGGAAAACTTGGCATCCAACTCAGCAGGGGTGCTGTCGTAGGACACAACGGTATATTTCTCACCTCCCATGCCGTTGCTGTTGATGCGTCGGCCCATATCGTCGGTGTTGCCGCTGATGCGCTGCTGGCCCAATACCATTTCTGGGTGCGCAGCAAAGTATTCATTTACCAGTACCGGGCCGTCTTTGGTTTCCACTGTAGCCAGCGACCCCCATGACTGACCAGCAGGTGCTTCACCTGGCGCACGCTTACGCAAGAAAATGACATCTGTCACAACGCTTGTGCCTGCGTTGTCCTCGAACGCAGTGGATGGCAAGCGAATGGCACCAAGTAAATCAGCACGCTCCGCCAAATACTTGCGTGCCTTGTCGTTTTGCTTGTCCATCGTGCCTTTGCTGGTCACGAATACCTGAATGCCACCGGGCCGAACCATGTCGATACCCTTGGCAAAGAAGAAGTCATGCAGCATGAAGCCATGCTTTGCGTAATCAGGGTCGCCAAAAATTCTGGTTTGCGAGAACGGCGGATTGCCCACGTTCACATCAAAGAAGTTCTTTGGAAATTTGCGCTTGATAAAGTCGCCATGCAGCATGTTTTGCTGTGGCGACAGCAGCTTTGCAATCAATGCCGTAGGTGCGTCAAACTCCACACCGGTATAACTAGAAGTCTTGCGCACTGTGTCCGGCATAAGCATGGCAAACGAACCAATACCCATACCTGGCTCGAACACCTTTCCACCAGTAAAACCCATGCGCTGCAATCCTGCCCACACTGAACGAATGATGCCTTCGCTGGTGTAGTGCGCGTACTGACTGGATTGCAGAATAGACTGCTGCCACTCACGCGGAAGTGCTGCAATACGTTGCGCCAACGGTTCAAACCGTGCGCTTCTGACAAACTCCGGCCAGATTAACCGGTTAGGCTCTCTTTGTTTGGCGTACCCAGGAGGTACAGGGAACAACTCGTTGCGGATGGCACCCGCCCCAAAACCTACATATTTTGCAAGCTGTGCCTGCTCTTCTGGGGTTGCTTGCCGCTTCTCAGATTCAATCTTGATCGCCAGTTCTATTAGGTCAATGTTGCGCTTGGCCGTGTCAAACCAAGAGCCTTCGCGGGTTAGCCCCCCAAGTCCAGGTTTGTAATCGGTTGCAGAAGCCTTATTTGTTCCTCGGCTGACATCGCCAGTATTGCGCTCAGGCTTTCCTCCTCGAACACTTCCAGCATCATCGCGTATCCCTGTGGGTCGCGATCCTTGTACTCCTGTGCCGCTTCCGTCCTCAGCACTAGTTCCCCGTCCCTGTTCTTGAACAGCCGTTTGTTGAGATTGCTCATTGGTTTTGTCCTTTGTTCCAGTATCCGCATTTTGCGGTGCAATTTCAAGTTTTCCATCGCGTACATCGGCCACAAATTGCACCACATAGGGCTTCATCTTGTTTGCAGCGTCTGTGCCGAACTTGTCCATCACCATACGAACGATGGTGCGCATGGCATCGGTTAGATTGTTGCCCGCATCCTTGAAGTTGGCAAGTGCTGCCTGAAACAGCGGTTTGGCCTTGGCGTAGGTTTCCTCGTCAAACGTTAATCCGCTACGAAGCGTGCCATTTCCGCCGAAGAGCGCGCCAAGGGCATCAATGGCGTTACTCAGGCCGGATGCGGTGTTCTTGGCGGCATCGGTGAGTGATTGCGAAACGGTAGGCATAGTTGGCTTTGGTGTATCACCAACATGCTTGACAATCAACCGGCCAGAATCAGTAGCGGCCTTAACCACGTTGGATACGGGTGTAGTCTTCTTGTTTTGCGCGTCTTTCTCCGCTTTGCGCTTATCAATGGCATCTTGCAGATTTTTTGGCGGATTGCGCTCGTAGCTTTGCATTTCTGCATCAAGCTCGTCCTGCTGGCCGTCGCCGTCTGGATTTTGCTTTGCCTTATCCTTGGCAATTTCCTCAGCAAGAATGGTGTCGAACATCTCATTGAGATCGTCCAGCTTCTTGACTTCTGGCGTTACGGGTTCAGATTTCCTGATCTTTGCAGCCAGCGCTGCTTCGGTCTGTGCAATGATAGGTGAATCTGATTTAAGCCGATTCCTTGCACCGTTGTCTGCGCCGGCACCGCGCCAGTACCATCCTTGTTCGTCCTTGCCGTAGACGTATGGGTTACTTGCTAACTTCACCTCGTTGGAACCTAATGTCTCTACCTTGTCTGGAGTTGCGTTTGTTGCGTTTGCAGCAACATTGACAGCCTTCAAGAAGTCATTGGCACCGCCTTCACTGGAAAAGTTAAAGCCTTTGGTGAAGTTCGACCATGTTCCGCCATTGCGTTTAGCAAGAGAATTGATGCGGTTATATTCATCGCGGTCGTGCCGAACGGTAGTCTTTGCAACCCAAATATCCGCACCAGTCTTGGTGTGCTTGGTTTTTGTTACCGTGTAGATGCCGGGTTGCGCAGCGGCGGTAGTGCCGGCTTGGCTTGTAACGGAAGGCTTTGCTTCCACCTTTGGCTGTAATGCTTGTGCTGCTTCTGGATTAGCTTTTGCCCAGGTATCAAAGGCTTCGGTTAGCTCTTTGATCTTGTCCTGCTGCTGCGTAATGGCCGTGCGGTACTCTTTTTTTGATTTCTCTACTTTGGCCCGCATCAGCTTGCCTTCGTAGTTTCGAAGGCTGCTGCGAGCGTACTCGATAGAGCGCAAAACACTACCCGGTGTCTCGTAAATTTTCCCAATCAAAATGTCTGGAGTGACTACTGGCGGCGTTCCAGTTTCAAGTTCCATCATATTCCCCATAGTTGAGAAAATATGACCTCCGTCAGTCTTGACTTCGTAGTGGTAGGTTGTTTCCGATGTTCTACGTTGGTTGCCGAACATCGTAATGGTTGTCATGGTCAGTGGCGTTACTTGACTCACCACACCGTGCCGCCCGGCAGATTCTCCCGTATAGGCTTTGTCGTTGATAGCTACGCGCTCTCCGACTTTGAAAATGCGGTTGCCTTCGGAGTCTTTGGCATCTTCTGGCTGCGGTTTGGTCTGCTCCGCTTTGACTTCATCAACCGAAGGGGCATCAGGACGTTTTCCGTCGATATAGTCTTGGATGGCAGATGATGCGCTTTTTGATTCATCCTTCAAAGCAGTTTTGATAAGTTTACTGCGTACACTGTCTGACAGAGAACTCCAATCGCCACCTGTGAACACCCTGTTCTGATCGTTGTCTGTGTAACCAGCATCGCGCAACCATCCAGCCCTACTATCACGGTCTGCGCTCCATACCGCCTGATACACAATGTTCCCAAGATTGTCGAAAATATCGAAAGCATCTTGCATATCAACAAACCGCAGGCTCTTAGGCTGCCTTGAATCCAGGCCATTGTTGATGTTGTGAGCTTCTTCACGTGACAGGCCATAGGCACCCATCAAAAGAGTGTCCCTGCCACTCTTGCCAAATTGAGAGCTAAGTATTACTTGCGCTCTATCAGTCATTCTTGGAATGTTCTTGAGGTTGTAAACAAAATCCTTAAGGTATGCAGCAGAAACAGGAATTTCACGAGTCTGTTTGGCTTCTGCAACGTACTTATCGAACTGCAATTGATCCAGAAGAACGGAGCGCTCTCCCAATGTGTTCGGATTGCGTAATGCGCGAATCTTGTTCTTTGTGGTGTCAATTCCGTCGATTGAATAGATGGTTCCATCTCCAAGTACCAGCACGTCACCAGGTGATTTCGTTCCTAATGTTACTTTTGGCTCTTGCTTCGAGCCATCAATAGCTGTATTGATGGCGTTACGCAATTTCTCCGTATTCGTCCATGCGGCACCCTCTACTGCTGCCGGATCAAGCACCTTAGCATCTATCAAGGCTTTGGCGTACGCCCTTGCCTTAAAGATGTTGCTCTCCCACCCATCTTGCGGAGTTGGCAAGGCAGGAGTTTGTTTCGCCTCAGCCGCAGGCTTATCCACCTTCGGTGCATCAAACAACGCACCTTGACCGGCAGCCTCCGCCACATCGGCGGGCCTATCGCTACCAGTTAGAGTAAATTCTGCCTGCTCTGCGTCGGCCTTGGCCTTGTTCTCCGCGTCCTTGTCAGCCTTTGCCTTGTCTTTCTCGGCTTTTGCCGCACGCTCTTCGTCGGCTTTAACCTGCTCCGGGGTTGTTCGAGTAAGTTCAATGGCTGAAGTGGTGGTGGCTGCTGGCTTGCTTTCTGGCGCTGGTGAGGCTATACTTGAATCACCACTCTGGCTGCTTACCATGAGGGTCGTCCCACCGGCATTAGGGGACTGGCCTACAAAGCCCGATGCGCCGGACGCATCAGCAGGAACGGGGTACCTGCTCCAGAGAGGCTTCCAGCCTTCTTTCTTTTCCTTACTATGTGCGTAACCCTTGCTTACAGGGAAAGCAGAGTTCACACGGTAAAAATCTCCACCTTCATCCGTCGCTGGAGAGAGCTGCAAGTAAATTGCTCGCCCTTTTTTGTCGGAAACAATGGCAACGATCTGAGATGTGATCTTTGGTTTCCAAATTTCATCAAAATTTCGAACGGCATCAGTGACAAAGGACGGGATGTCCTTATATCCAAGACCTCGTATTTGATCGCCATGATTGGATTCAATGTGAGTCAGGCCATATCCAGTGCCATCAGAGTTTTGCACGCCTTGCTGTAGCCTGATCTTTCCACCTTGCCTGCGCATGGCTTTAGCCATCTCCGGCGTAATCTCGCCGTAATCAATGGAACCGTCTGGAGCAGGGACGAAGGAATTCGGATCGCTGTCGGATTGCTCCGCCTTCGCATCCACCTTGCGCTCAATCAGCCACTGCGCATAGTCCATGCCGTAGTTAGTAAGCTGTTCTACAGTGAACTGCCCGCCATCCTTCATGCTCAAGATGCGGCTATCACCTTCACCTTGCACTGTGGCACCATCCTGCACCGCGTTATAGACGAACGCCTTGATAGGTGTTTGCTGGCCCTTTACAGTCTTGTCCAGCGCCTTGATAGCCTGCTGCTTCTGTAACCCTTTGCGCGTGTCAGCAAAGGCTTGCACGCTGGCTTCAATGGCTTCTACTGGCGCTTGCCCCTTGGCTTGTGTGGCAGGAATGGCTGCAGGTGTTATGCCTGCTACTGGCTGTTGTTGTACATGCTTTATTGCGTCTTCAAGTACAAGATATGGATTCCATCCTGTTGCTTTCAGATCATCAGACATCATGTGTGATGTATCTGAACCAATTTGTAGTCTATTTCTTGTATTTTCTATTGCTAACAGATTTAATTTTTGATTTCCATGAGGGTCGTCTTCTTTTACTGTGTTTATAAGATAGCGCCCGACTGGTGTTTTGCGAAGTGATCCAATGACGCTTCCTTCTTCAACATCTGCGGCATCTGCATCATACATCGGCCTTTCGTTTGTATTTGAATCTACAACTTTGGACTGTTGCGCTTGTCCTTCTTGCGTTGTTTCGACGGCTTGAGTGGCTTCATTGCCATTGGTTACTCCTTCTGGTTGCGTTGATGTGGTTGTTGCAGGTGTTGCGTTGCTCATAAGCCCTGCATCGCCCATTGCCGCAAGCTGCTGCTTGCGCATGGCAATGGCGGCTGGACGTAGTTTGACCATCACCACGCCGTTGTTTTCCACGCCGGTGGCAATAGCCTGCTCCAGCGTATTGCGGCGACGCTGATCTGGAGTCATGCTCTGCCATGTTGCATCATCAGGTGCCTGGTACTGCGTGGCTACATTTTCAGTGGCTTCTACCGTATTGTTTTCTGGTGTTGCATCCCGTTTTTCTGATTGCTGCAATGCTTGTTGCGTTATCGGTGCAGCAGTCTGTGTGCTTACGTCTGGTGTAGCAGCCTGTTGAGCTTGTATCCTTCGACCAACTACGGCATAGGGGTGCTCAAGATTTGAGTTGCTGTGTTCTTCAGCGGCATAAACTATTGAACCGTCGCCGGTGCTGTTTAGGCGCTGCGCTTCTTGCTTGGCAGCAACAAGGCCCATGCCTTTGCCATGTTTTCCAGTAAAAGTGGATACAGCCTCGCCCAATGGCAGGGCGTTCTCTGGGCTTACTGCTGCTTCTTCTGCCTTACGGTTAGCTATTGCTTCGCTAAGATTGCTTGCTTTTGTTGGTAGCACAGCAGGTTTAGTCTGTGCATCCTGCTGTACCTCTTGCTGGTCTAGCAGCCCTTCTTGCCGCCTTTGCCCGGAATTTTGCCCGGTTTCATTGGTGCTTTGGGTACTGGTACTTTCGCTTGGGTTTGTGCCATAGGGTTCTCCTTGAGTTGGCGGGGGTGAAAAATCGGTTTGTATTAGGCTTTGCTCTGCCTGCGTGCTGCTCGTTGTCGCATCACTTCCAGGTTGTGATGTTTCAAGATTTTGCTCAGGTATTCCAGCACCTTCCTCTGCGAAGCTATTGGTAGGTGCTGGATTTTCTGATACAGGGCTGGTGGTTGTGTCTTGTTCATTCAAGTACCTATTGATTGTTTCGATGTCTTCAAGTGATAGTGGCACTGAATTGCCATCATCATCACTAACAAATTCTTGTGCTACTATTGCTTCGTCTTGCGTCAAATCTGGCAATGTTGCATCGCGCTGCTTTTGTTGCTCAACCCAAGTATTTGCTTTTTTTATCTTGCGTTCGATGCGCTTTATTTGATCGTTTAGCTTTACCGGGTCAGTGTTGTCATCAAACGGAATACCAAGTTTGTTTGCTTCATATTGCAGACTTGCAAGTTGGTATTCATCTAACCCAGCATCATATTTCCGTTGAGCAACTTGCGTTTGATCTTGAATTGGATAATTTTTCTTTCCATTGATTTCATTTTGGATCATGTTTGTCATGATCGCAACGCCATCACCAGAATCAAAATCATTCTGTGTGATAAATCCATATTCCACTGCTTTTTCAGCCAGTAGATCAAGCGGCATCCCGTTATTGCGGAATGTTCGCGGAAGCACTTGATTTGATTTGAATGCGTTGTCACCAATAACATCAGATGGTGAGTCACTAATTCCATATTTTCGCAAGAACGTCTTGAACGGATTTGCTTGCTCAAGTTTATCCCTTAGCGCATTTTCTTCGCTTTGCGTAATTTTTTGCGTTACGGGCAGTGTAGGTGTTTGTACTTCAGTATCTGCTGCTTGAGTTATATCATCAACTGTTGGCGCTTGATTTTGTTCTTGTGACGTTGGTGCAGCGGCGTTGCTTTTGTCAAGAGAAAAACTAGCCAATGCGCCTACAAGGCCGTCAAATTCTCTTGATTGTTTACCGCCTAACTGCGTTACAAGGTTTGTGTATGTGGCATCAGAGTCACGCGGTAACTCTAAAATGTCAAGAAGCAGCTCGCGCTCTATCTGTTCATGTGGAACTGGTAAACCAGCTTGTTTGTAATCGCTTACTAATTTCTGTAGCTCAATCAGCCTTTGTTGCTGGGTTTTTGGTTCAGGCTTCGGTAGTTGTTGCTCTATTATGGCCGCTTGTTCGGCTTGTGCAGAGTTAGCGTCGCTCGCTTCTTGTTCTGCACGAATGTCTAAGCTGTCCTTGCCAACTTGAGACAATGGCCCGGTAACTGGAAGTCTTTGGCTTGCTTGTCCAGACGGAGTGTCTTCAGGTTTAACAGGTTGCAGCGCATAACCAGCTAGGCGTGCCCTAGCCTCAATCTGTTGATCTTCTGGTAAATTGCGTATTGCATTTTCCATCTCTGAACGATAGGCAATCGTTCCATCTGGATAGATAATTTGCTGACCTGCATCGGGATTCCTACCAAGCAAAGCCTGTGCCGATGACTTGGCGTTGCCTCCACCAACCATATCAGCCGGTAGATTGGTTTCGGTGCCCAATGTAGTGCTATCTGTCGGAGGCTTTGTAACGTCTTGTTGTTGTCGGTGCAGTGCTCCACCAACGCCACCCATGAGTAAGCCACCAGCGGCCCCCATACCAGCGTTTTCACCAACCTGATCCCATGTGTCGTGTGACGGGTCGGCATAGTTTTGCGCTGCGATGTTTGCTGCAAGCCTGCCGCCACCTTCCTCCACAAACTCTTGAGCACCCTCGCCAAGTGCTCCCTTTGCAATGGCCTTTGGCAAGGCGTACTTGGTACCTGCCTCGATGGTTTCGCGTGCAGCGCCACCGACTAGCGCGCGCTCCAGCATGGATGCTCCCGGCATGGCATTCGCCAATACCGACACACCAGCAGCAGGCAGGAACGATGCGCGTGCGGTCTGCATAGCCAACTCACGCTTTGCCGCCTCACGATCGCCGCCATTGCGTTCTAGCTCTTGTGCAAACTCAGGATTAGCATCCCAAGCCGCATCAGGCTTTTTCATTACATCGCTGTAAATGTCGCCCGATACGTCTGCTCCTTGCTGCGCGGCACCAACACCTACGGCAACGCCAGTTCCAATCCTTCCGGCACCTTGCTCAAGTGCTAGTTGTGATGCAGCAGGCAATGGGCCAAATCGCAAGCCAGAAGCCATCCTGGCACCAGCGGCAAGACGGCCAGCGGCCATGCCTGGCAACATGGTTGCAGCGTTTTCGGCTACCGTGTCCACGGCCAAAGCTGGGTCTGTGACGGTATCCTTTACCGCCGTCCACGCTTTTCCCAGTGTTGATTCCTGCGCGTCGATGTCTTTCTTACGCTGGGCGATCTTGGCCTTGAGCACATCGGACTTGGCATCTTCCCAGTACTCCTGTCCACTGCGCCCAAGCTCGGATACCGCGTTATCCATGTCACCACTAGCAAGTCCATACAGATCGCCAGCGGTTTTAACCAAGCCTGTAACGCCACCAGCCAGTGCCGCGCCGGTATCTTTGAAGGCTTCGCCCCAGGTGCGAGATTTTTTCTTTGGAGGATCGTCGCCAAACGCATCCTCATAGCTGAATGTATTTGGCTGCTGTTGGATTGCGTCTTCGTAGCTAAATGTATTCGACATAAAATCTCCCTCAAACTGCATTGAAGTTTTCGCCATCCCAGACGGCAGTCCCGATTCTTGTTTGGTAAATTTGTCCTTTTACCAATTTGTCTTTTGGTGGGAGTTGTGCAGTAGGCTGTTGTCCGCTACCAATCTGCCTATCCTCTCCTGTACCAGTGTGGTACATCATTGGATTTGTTACATGCTGTACTCCGTTTTCATCGGTATATTTCGTTCCAGGCAACGCTTTCCATTCGCCATCGGTGTTTTTTCCTGTTATTGCCGCAAGTGTGCGTCCTGCGAGCTTAATAGCTTTTGCATCGCCACTAGCAATGGCTTGCTTATAAGCCTGCTGCGCTTCTAGCACCGCTTGCTTATCTTGCATCTGCAAATCGTTTGCTTGCTTCTCAATCCCAAACTTATCCTTAGCAAGCTGGTTGGTCTGCGCAAACTCATTGGCCTTAGCCATCCTATCTGCCGCATGAATCTGTTGATTCGATGCGTTGGTGTCAGTCGTGTTATCCCTTGCAGCCTCACCAGCAACAAACCTATCTCGAATCTGCCCCTCCATTGCACCAAGCTGCTCATTCGACTTCAACGCTGCCAGCTTGCGCGGGCTGTTGTCAGGTTCTCCGCGAATGCTCAGAACAAAGTCGTTGGCCTTGCGCTGCTGGGCCAATTCTTTTAGTGCTTCGCTTTGTGCAATCTCGCGGTTGCCAGCCATACCAGCTTCGTGGTAGGCACGCGCTTCGGCTTCACGCCGTGCATCTACATCGTTTGCCAGGCGTTTGTTCATGGCAGCTACGGCTAAACCTTCCTGATACTCTTTTGTCTGTCCCCAGTCGTTCGTTGGCTTACCGTCTGTGCCGGTGTAGCGCATCTTTTGTGCGGCAGGTGAGTTTGAGAACACAGGGCCGTTTTCGCCTTGATCTACCTGGATGCCAGCGCCACGCATGTCCAATGCTTCGTTGAGCTTGTCGCGCACGTTTTTGTTGCTGTTGATCGCTTGCAGGTTACTATCTGCTGCGGTAAGCGGCAGTACCTGATTACCGACTACCCTGCCGTTACCTTCCAGCGGTGCGCCGGCCTTGAGCGCGGCCATGCGTGTTTGAGCGGTTTCGTCTGCACGACCGCGTGGGATGAGAACGCTGTTCACCAGCGCGTCACTGGCCGTAAGATCGCCGGCGGTCACGACGGCTGGCTCTTTTGATGCTGGCGTTTCTGCTTTGGCCTTTACTTCTGATTTTGTATCAGGTGTTGGAGCGGTAGCTGAAACTGTTGCAGCCTTAGCTACTGGCGGTTTTTGTACGTTATCAGGATCACCTTCAAACAACCCTTTTGGAGCAGATGATTCAGGTGGCGTATATTGTTTTATTGCCGGGAATCGCTCTATTCTTGCAAGACGTGTTGCGGAATCTTCTTTTCCAGATTTCAACTGCGCCTGTCGTTTTTGTTCTGTAATTTGATCCTCGGTAGGCGGCGCATCTGCTGCCCGAAGCTCATTCGCACGAGCTGTCTTTTTTTCAGTCTCTAAACGTATAGCAACAACATCTGATACTGGTATTCCTAACCTTTTCGCTTTTTGTTCATCGGTTTCAATAAGAACCGCATCCTCCGCCCGAATCTGCACCTTCTCGCGCGGCACTGGCATAGCGCCCATCTTCTTAATGGCTTTACCACCATTCAGCGCCTTCGCGTCCGCTTCTTCCGGTGTCATGCCCTTTTCAGCCAGCACTTCCTTGCGCAACTGGCGCAGGTGCGGCAGCAGTTCAGGCTCGGCATCGAGCATGGCGTTACTGACGACGAACTCGCCCGGCTCGTACTTCGCTGGAATCTTGTCGCCAGTGCCTGTGCCCGGAACAGCGCCGCCCATGCCAGTGCGCAGGGTGCCGCCGTCGCGAAGACCCGCCGCGCGTTCACGGCGCGCCATAGACTGCCCGCCCATGCCGTCCAGGCCGTTGCGCACGTTGGGCGCGTTGTTGGCAGCTTCTTGGCGTGCGCGTTCCTTGGCTTCTTTTTCAGCCATCTTCGCCCTGATTTCGGTCTCGATCTCTGCGTCCGATTTGCCCAGTCCTACGGTGCGCGCCATCGCGTTGAAGAACCCGCCAGCAGCATGAATCTCGCCGCCGTTCCTAGCCCCGAAGCTCGGAGAAGCGCGCCGGTATTTGCCTTCGTTCTTGCGGCTTTCGTCCAGTACGCCGGTGTACTTGTTGTAGCCGTTCTCGTCGAAGTCGTGTTCCATCTCGAACGAGCCACGGTTCACCATGTGCAGTGGCGGGGCGCTGCCACGCGCTATGGCTGTCTGGTTGTCTTCTTCGTTGGCTTTCATCACCCGGTACTGGTTGGCCGCTACTTTGTCGGCACCGATGTTCGTTACCTCACCGGCTTTTTTGTACAGCGGGTTGCTGTTCCCCCAGCTGAACCCATCGGCGGCACGGACATCCAGACTCGCGTCTGGTTTACTCGTCTGGATCGGCGGGTACAGGTCTGGGTAGCGTGACTCGATGCTGTACTGATCGGAGTTTCCGCCGAAGCCGTCAATGGCGCGAAGCCCGGACCTACGGGGACGGCCCGTGATCTGGCCTGGCTGGAACGAGTTGCCCAGGCCGTAGTTCGTCGGCGCGAAGCCGCGCGAGGTCTGGTAGTTGTTGTGCGCGCTCAAAGCCTGTGACCTCAGCCCGGCATCTGAACCGTACATACTAGCCTCTGTCTGGTTGTCTGACTGGTGCCGTACTCCCGCAAGCTGGTTATCCGAGTTGTACATGCTGGCCCCTGCATTCAGCCGCGTCGAATCTACGCCACGGTCAGCACCGTACATGTTGGCAAGGGCACCGAGTCGGCTGGCATCTAGCCCACGATCCGCACCGTACATGCTGGCACCGGCGCTCGCATAACTGGCATCCAGCCCCCGGTCAGCGCCGTACATGCTGGCCGCACGCTGGTTGTCGGACACATACAGGTTTGTGTCAGCGCCAATCCTGCTGGCATCTAGCCCACGATCCGCACCGTACATGCTGGCCCCAGCCGCGAGGCCGGCGTTGTGCATGCTGGCGTTGGCACCGAGGCGGCTGGCATCTAGCGACCGGTCGGCACCATACATGCTGGACATCGCCCCCAAACCAGCGTTGTGCATGCTGGCGTTCGTCGTTAGCCGCGTAGCATCCAGCCCACGGTCGGCACCGTACATATTGCCTTTCAGGCTGTTGTCCGACGTGTAGCGGGCGGTATCGTAGCCCCTGTCAGCGCCGTACATGCTGGCTGCGAGCTGGTTGTCCGAGGCGTAGTTACGGCTGTCGTAGTCGCCCTTGCTTTGCTGGATGCGCGCCAGCAGATCGGCGTTGCCGATGGTGAGTTTTCCGCTGCGCAGTTTCTCCAACAGGCGCTGCTCCAGCGCGCTGGTGTCTGCGTTGTTGCCGCTGGTCTGGCGCGCACGAAGATAATCTGTTGCTTGCATAGTTGTTCCCCTGATTAAACTGTTTCGACGAGTGCTGCCAGGCTGTTGTTGCCGCTCATAGCCGCAGCTGCCATGTTGGCGTAAACCTGCCCGAGTGCCGTGGCGGCATCGGCGATGACTTTGAGCGTTTGCATCTTGCCCGTTGCCTTGTGCAAATTGGTCGTGGCCTTGAGTTCGTCGTCTTTAAGGCGTGTGGTCGCTTTGCCCTTCCACAGCTCGATGTCCGCCTGATATTTGGCAATGTCGCCGCTGACTTCGGCCTTGAACACTTCGGTCTCGCCCTGGGCGCGGGCGATGTCGCCCTGCTGTTCGTAGGACGCGGCTTTGACTTCTTCGCCGTAAGCGGCTACCCGGCTGGAATAGGCCCGGCCTTGCGCTTCGCTGCGCATTCCTTCAGCCTTGGCCTTTTCGGCTTTGGCGCTTGCCACGGCGCTGTAGGCGCGGGCACGCGCTTCAAAGGCTTGCGTCTCGGCTTTGAAGCCGTCTATTTTGGCGATCTCGCCCCTCATTTCCGCGTCAAAGCCTTGCCACTCGGCGTTGCGCGCTTGCACGCGGGTGGCGTAGGCTTGCACTTCGGCCTGGTACCCCTCCAGCCGCAGTTTTTCCAGCCCGGCTTTTGCCAGCACGGCATCGACCCGTGTTTTGTACGTCTCGGCTTTGGCGCGTTCGGCATCGACCTTGGCACGAAACACCTCGATCTGCGCCTTGTCCACGTTGGTCAGGGCCATCAGCGCCTGGAGTTCCTTCTCATACACCTCCAGGTCAACCAGTGAACTGCGCAACCGGGCTTCATAAACCTGGGCATCGGCTTTGTAGCCTTCCAGTTTGGCGGTGTAGATGCGCACGCAGGCGTTATAGACCTCGATCAACGAAGCCTGGATGGACTTGGCTATGTCTATGGCCTGGGCATTGAGCGCCATCAGGTTCTGCATATAACTCAGGGCGAACTGGCCCATGAACTTGCGAAAGTCGATGGATTGCGTCAGGGCAAATTGCAGATTCTTCTGCTCCAGCTCGGCCTGCTGTATAGCGATGTCGCTGGCCGCTTTGGCGTTGTTGTCGGCTGCTGCCTGACGTGCGGCAAACACCGTCCCCAGCACTGCACCTGTTGGCAGCGTGAACCCCCGGCTGGCCGCATCGGCATACGCCGTGCTGCGCACCCGGCGCGCTTCGGCATCGTTCTTGCTGCGAGCGCGTGCGTAAATAGCGTCTTCAACGGCAGGGGCAAGACCAGTGCCGCCGTCGAGGTATTTTTGCAGCCGCGCTTCGATGGCCGCTACGCTGTCCCGGTACCCAGGGTTGTATTTGTCCAGCACGGCATCGACGTAGCCATCGACTTGGTGCACAAAAATCTGGCTGTACTGCCGGTAGTTGGCCTCTGTCTGGTCTGTCGGGTCGGGGCGGTCAAACGCGGGGGCCAGCGCATCGAACGACGCGGGCTGTACCCCAGGCATCGCGCGCACCGTGCGCAGTGGCGTATCAACTGCGGGGTGCTCGATGAAGTTAGGCGCGTCCGGCAGTTTTATACTGTCGATGTCGATCCCAGGAGCCGCTTTTAAGAACTGCGAAAGCTCTGACGGCTTGTGCGGCGTAACAATAGGCGGTACGGATTTGTCAAACGACGGGTCTGGCGGTAAGTTTATCTCGCCGATGGGGTTTATATCCGGTGGTGAATCAACCGGCGGCGGTGGCACGTATGGTTTTACACTCGTGTTCGGCCTAGGGGCGGTGTCGTGGTAGGTGGGCGGTCCTTTTTCCGCGTCAAGCGGGTTAGGGTCTGCGCCGCCGTCATCCAGGTCTTCCCACCTTATAGCCTCTATAGCAGTTTGTGCCGCCGAGAGCGCAGTCTGCGCCTGGCTGATTGCCGTTTGGGCGTTGGTGCTGTTGGTGGTAATTAGTTCTTGCGCGCCCATATCAAATTCTCCGTTTCATTGTTGCTACTTCCAGCTCGACGGCATCAAGCTCAAACTGCTGCGTGCCGCTAACGCCCAGCGAGAAGTACCGCGCCTTGGTGCCCAGGCCGAACTTCTGGCGGTGGTTTTGCGCTTTGGCACCGCGCGGGGTGGTGAAGTTGTGCGTGATGGGGTTGTTCTCGCCCGCTGTCAGCGACACCGTTTCTGCGGCACCGATGCGCCCGCTCAAGTAGGCTGACGCGACGGTTTTGAGGTTCGGCGTTTTGAAGTCGCTCAGGTGGGTCTGCACCGCAAACGGTATGGCCGTGCCATCGTCCGTGGTGCCTTCAAGCAGGTACAAGCCGCTGGCGTTCGCGCCGAAGTAGCTGTTGCGGTAGCGCACGACGTAATCGAACGGGTAGTTGGTGTAGCGCGTGACGGCTGCCGGAGCGGCGTTGCCCTGTGCGTCCGTGTCGCGCGGCAGGCTTACCGCGTAGGCTTCGTAGGACACAGCTACGACAGCAGTGCCGATGGCGGTGAGCGTAGCGCCGGGGGCGATAAGCCACGCTTGCGCAGCAGCGCCCATGCGAGCAGCCGGGGCTATCAGATACGCGCTGCCGTAGTTCTGTCGTGTGCCGCTGGCTGTAAGCTCGAACAGCGGTGCTGTGATGTGCGCACGGCCTGCGCTGCCAACAGTGCCGGTGGCCTGTATCGTCGGCTTTCCTGTGAGCGTGATAGAGCAGACTGCGCCACCATATCCGACCAACTTAGCCGATGGGGCTACCAGCGTCGCTGACGCTATGTCAGGTACGGTGCCTGTTGCCGCCACATAAGGGCTAGGTGGGGAGGCACTAACGCGACCGAAGTTTACGAACGTGGCGGACAGGGAGAGGCGGGATTTCGGCGCGACCGCACGCGCATTGGCACCGCCGTAAGCAATAAGGCTCTGCTTCGGCGCCCTTGCACGCACAGAGTCAAGACTAGCAGACTTTTGGCTGCCGTAAATCTTCAGCGTAGGATTCGGCGCGGATAAAAACGCTGTGTTTATGGCTGGCGTAATGTCATTAGAAAAACCAAACAGAGGTTTCAGAGCGCCGACCGCTGATATAGATGCCTTATCCGTAGCAAAAATACCTGCGAGCGGCGAAAAGGAAGCCGCGCTATGAGCGACCTCTCCTGTTAAAACCCGGCTGGTTCCGTTCAGGTATGGCAAATGTGCCATAACAATGGTTCTTGCAATGGATACCATTGCTTCGGCTGCAAGCGGAAGCATTACTCCCGCGCTACTCGTATAGCTCTTATCAGATGCAGCTACGCATACAAGCGGTTGCAGCTCACCCGCACTGGTGGCTACGCCTCCTGTAAGCCCGCTACTAGAGCCTGTCAGATACTGCAAAGCCCCTTCGCAAGAGGTGTATTGTTTGTCAGATGAGCCTCCAATGAGCGCGAGTAACACACCGTTCACGCCTACTGGTTTTGGCGCGATGAATTTCTCAAACTGCGCAGACAGAAGCGTATCCCCGCCGGAGTACATGGATATATCGGCGAAAACAACCCCAGTGCTACGCGCGCTACTAACGCTAAGTAAATCGCTATTTTTATAGTACGAAACCACGCCTTTAACGCGGCGTACTTCAAATACGTCGTCAGCAATGAACGCGGCATTGTCACCTAACGTAACCCCGTTCTCCATGACTGCTGCGAAACCTTTGGCGAAATGGAATCCAGCGTCTATGTCATCGCCACTAACCCCCTTATTGACGCTATTTATCCCGGTAACGATACCGACAGCAGTAGGCGAAACAGTTACTTTATAGCTGATGTCCCCGTCAATAGACGCGGTGCTGACAGCGCCGGCATTCCACCCGAGGTTAAGACATTTCGATGTATCTGCCGGCGTAGGAGGTGTGCTAGGTGTCGGCGGTACTGGTTCTACCCATACTTTTGTCGTTATAGGTACATAGTCGTAGCCGATACAATTATATCTACCGCTAACGATTTCCCCGTTCGGCAGTACAAAATCAGGAAGTCGTACGAACACAGGAAACACCACTATGTTCGTAACGTCGCGCCAGTACCCTTCAGACCCAGGACTACCGGGACTACCAGGCGACCCAGGAATCGGCGGGAATGTGTGTTTAACGAGTTTTCCTGCCATGATATTCAGTAGTTGTTCAGGTCGATTTCGTGAAACATAAATCCAGATATAACATAGCCGGCGTTGTTTACAGCACTTATATCGCTGACAACATACACTCTATCGTCATATTCGCTGTATATATGTAAAGTATAAATGTGTTTCTCGCTGCCGTTTACCGGTAGCGATGATGTATCGAAAGCTACCTGCCCGCAATCGTATTCTGTACCCACATCAGTCCTAGCATTCAGGGTCATTACCCACTCGTTCGTTTCTTCTATATGTGTAATGCCAGGATACGGCCCATCAACGCCGGAAAAAAGCATATCAGGACCGCCTGGAGATGTGTCTGGAGCTAGTATCGGGGCGTGCCAAACACTTGGGTTGCGTCTAACGACATACTTGTATAGTGAAAGATTCGGGTACGCTGCGTACAGCCTTTCAGCACCTGCGTACCCGATTTTCAATGAATTCGCACTAGCGGCTACCACATCTGGAGACATAAGCGGAAGAAATATAAAAAACCCAGGGTCTGCCGGGTCTGCATCGTCCACGTTAATTAAGCTAGTCCAGAATCTCATATCATGCCGTTGGTAGGCTTAGCGTATAAAAGTCGATGGTTTGCGTCGCACCGGATGTCAGCGTGGTGCTTGTGAGATTCATATCCCCTCCAAAAACAGCCGCTGTTCCTTGTATCCGCGCTTGTGTATCTGACGCTAGACCATCGTCGCCAGGGGCGACATGTCTATAGAACGAGGCTACCCCGCTCGCCCCATTAACCCCGCTCCAGACTTCAGAAGGTTCTTTTGCTATAACGCCTGCTGCCGCCGTCGCCTCTAGCGTAAGTCCGGTCGCAGTAGAAGCGTTGGAAATCGTCACAAGCAGCGTCGCGCTTCCTAAAGCGTCATCAGCGCTCGCTGGGACATCTCCTGAATAGATGTTGATGAACCCGAGATTTAGAACGCTGCGTAACGATCCGGTGCTCAGCAGCGATGACCTTAGTCCGGTAGATGTTTTGATTGCCATGATTTACTCCTTGGTTTATGACTAACTAACGACGATTGTCTTCGGGGAAGTGTGTACTTACACATCCTGCCGTAGAACGGGTTCAGATTATTCTGCTCATGAATATGTATTCCATAGTTTCGTGCCTGCGTAATTTGATATTAGACATCGGTACTCATTCACGTTTAGTTGGCTGCGCGTTTAACCGGGGTTGGTTTTTTTGGTGTTTGGCCGGGGAACGCTAGTAGCGTCACTGGATGTGGATATATACCGTGACCATAGCTCCACTTTTGCGGTGAAGGCGGACCTCCGGGACGAAGCGGTTCCCATACTTTTGGACCGACCCATGCCGCAGAGTCGATGCCAACGACATCTTCGTGCAGCTCAAGCTCATCTGATTTAGTGCCGTCAGGATTTTTTTTGAATACCAGCCTGTACGTGAATAGCAGGCCAGGCTCTGGGAAAGTTTCGTCTCCCAAGTCTGATCCTGAATGCCACGTGTAGTAAAGCCTCGCGGAGAGACCATTAGGCGAAACAGATAAATAAGAAGCAGCCCCGTGCAGGTCTAATCCAGCAAAATTATCGTATCTCCACGACATAGAATTAAACGTAGGCTCGAACGAAAACTTAAAGAATTTATTGTCGTGCAGGTCTAAGCACCCATGCTCTGACCATATAAAACCGTTGATGTCAAAAACCGCACCGTACATTGACAGCAGCCAATGCCTGGTATGGCGGCCTCCGATTTTTTCTGACCTAGTCGCTTCATCCGACCAGCCTTTGCTTATAACCTTACCGTTTGCGTCTTTAGTTTTTGTTATGGTATAGGAATACAAATGTTGATGCAGCCACCACGCATAGTCTGGGTCGTCTGGTATGATGAAGTTACCAGTTATAGAACTAATGATCGGGTAATCTACATCCCCTTCTGCGACTATGACGTGTACAACGTTATCGGAAGCACTCACAATAATACCTGTTGCCGCCCCGAGCAACTCAGCGTCATATACTGGCTCTAATTGGTAGTCGAAGTGTGCAAACGTAACAGAAGAATCTATAGTTATCGTACCCCCTTTGCTGTCTAGGTACAGCAGTGTAAAACCTCCGTTCCCGCTACTGTGGTTGTTTTCCGAACTCCTAACACGCTTAGACAGCACCAAGTAATACCCGTCGTCGAAATCCTCTACGATAGCGCCACTAATGGTATCGTTTGGGTTTGCGTGCATACCGATATAAAGATGTGAATAAGGATCGAATACCCCTGTTTCTAGCGTATAGCTTCCTGAAAATTCTTTTCTTACTACGCTGTATTCTTTAACCCCTTCGTTTTCTTCTACATTGAGTGTAATGATAGCGTAGTAATATGTATGCCTACCATCAGTGCTAAGTGCCTTTTTTATTTCAAGCATAGATGGGTTTTTTCTATGACATTTTATTGGATATACGATGTAATCCTCGTATTGTGCTTTCTGATACTCTTTAAGTATATTCCCTGCGCTTAGTACCGCTATTGATTCAGACTGATAACCATCTTTAAGGTACGTTACCGCAACCAACTCTCTAAGTGTTAGCGGTGAAACCGACGTTTCGACTATACTAACCCTGCGGTATAAAGAGCCTGAATACGGAGCGCCTAATAATTCCCCCAGCTTGTTAAAGTCTCTTCGAGACCTATACATAGCCGCACCCTTCACCGACACACGGTCTGTCGTTGTGCCGTCGGCTCTAGTTACAACGTCCCAAGGTTCTGTCGGTACTCGGTTGCTCGTGTACGAGCAGACATAGTTCGTATTTCTATCTATGTTTATGTAACTAAAATCTCCGCTAATGGATACGCTCACGTTAAAACCATCCGGCATTAAAAACGTTTTCGACACATACCCTACCCCCGTAAGCAGCATCCTGTAAATGCAATTTTTGGCGAACGGAATCCAGTGCTCGCCGCCATTTACTATGATTTTTGGGTACTGCTTCACAGTTGTATCAACTGGCAGGCTGTGTCCAAACGAACGTATCAATGGTGTTTGGCGCGTTTATTGTTATAACGATATTGCTAAGGTTAAGGTCTGCACCAGAAGTCCCGATTGATCCATCGACGCGCGGCAGCTCTGTAGATGCCATGCCAGTATCAACAGCGTTTCCACGCAGCCGAAACCAGCCAGCGGTGCCGTTGGCTACACCTTTGAAACTCCACTGGTCTGTTGACTTAGATACGGAGCCGTTTGCGGGGGCGGCAAACGTCAGGCCGTTCGTAGGCGAACCTGGCGTAAAGGCACCGGATGCCAGCGTAACCGTCCCAAGCAGAACGCTTCCTGTGACCGCTGCGTCAGCACTGACAGGCTGGCTCCCGGTGTATATGTCAATCACACCACCCTCGAACGTAGCCGCAAATCCTTTAGCTCCTGCTAGGTTGTTACGCAGCCCTGTACTGAGCCTGATTGTCATTTTGATACTCCTTAAAAATCATTGAAGGCGCTACCGCCTTGGTGAAGTGCCACGACGTAGCGCGTTTGCCCGCCGCTGTGCATAACAGTCCCGCCGGCCTGTACGCCGGGGGCGACGCTGACAGCGTGTTCTGTCAGATTGGTGAAGGGCAACGCTGCGCATGCGCCGCGCGTTGTCCAGAAAATGATGCGCCCGTCATCCTGCGCCCAGTGCTGCCCCGGCACCACGCCGTAGGGCGCGATCTCGGCCAGCTTCTCGCCGTCGTAGGCATAGACGCTGCTGCCCGTGCCAATGATGAGCGCCGCGTCAACAGCGGCCAGCATGTGAACCTGGCCCGGCACCATGATGAAGCTGCTCAACAGGTTGAACAGGTGAAAGCCCAGCGGCTCCGAGAACCAGACGACGGTTTGATCCTGCGTGGGCATGTACATGGCGGCGTACAGGCGGCCTTTGAAGAACTGGATAGCGCCGCAGCCTTGCGGCAACGGGTCAAGGAACGCAGTGAGCAGGTCAGCGCCTAGCGTGTCGTGGCTGGCGTTCCATGTTTCGGCGGTGCGCGTGGTTGTGAAACCAAGCTGATAGACTGTGCTGCCTGGCGGGCACAGGTAAACGTTGGTGGTGCAGCCAGCAGCCTGCGGTACGGTGATCTGAAGCGCCTGGCCGTCGGTCAAGATGATTTCTGCGCTGTCGCTGGCCCCGGTTTCACGGCCATCGGGCAGGGTGTAGGTGCAGCGCACTTGCCAGAGTCCGGGCGCAAGGGTGCCGGTGACGGGAACAAGTGCCGGTGGGGCTGGTAGCGGCCAACGCCAGTCCAGTACGGTGTTGTCGGGTAGAACAATGCCACAGTCTGCCCCGTTGTTGAAAAACACTTGACCGTTGACCTCAGCCCAGTACATCTGAGCGTCAGAAGTAAGCGGCGCAATGGCGACGCGCGTGGTGTGGCTGGTGACGGCGACCAGGGTGCTGTCGGCCACCGCGTACAAGCGGCTATGGTCTTGCGTGCTGTAGGCCGACGTGAAAGCGCCAGTCTGGGTGCGTGTGTAGCCGGCGCGCTTGACGATAGCTCCGGTGTCGGTAACGTTGACGTTATCGGCCTGGGACAGCCACTCCAGCCCGACGCGCAGCGGGTCGGCAGTGTTGTTCAGTCCTTTGAAGGCTTGGATAATCTGCGATGGCATTCATAGAATGTAAAAACATGCACACCAATCAGCAAACCATAGGGGGGGGGGAATATCTAGCAGATCATAATTACCAATGTGCCGACACAATCGGTGGCCTCTTGTCACGCTGCTTGCGCTTGATGTTGGCATCAATACGAAACCCGAAGGATGCTGTAAACATGCCTTCATACTCTGCGGCACGCGCTTTATCGAACGTTTCAGCATCCTGCTTGAGAAGCGCACAGCGATAGACCCACGGCATCAACTGCATGTGCAGATAAGCGGGAATCTCAGGCTCCATGTCCAGGTCATCTGTGGTAATGTCCTCAATCGGCACACGATAGACCGTCATAGCGACAGAATACACCTTGTCTGGCGTTGGAATTAGCCGCAGATACTTGCGACCATCTACGATATACATAACAGGCTCACCAGACTGGGCCTCCCACCCAGGTAAGGCACCGTCCAACTGCTCCACGCTAGTCTCTGCCAACGCATAACCGCCGATAGCCACGCGCTTAATCTTATGAATAGACCCGTGTAGCGCATAGCTATCAGTATCAGCTACGGTTGTAATGGAGCAAACAGCAGGAGTAATCCTGTCCTCGATCAATCCAGCGCGGGTGCATGCCTCGTTGACTGCATCGGTGAGATACAGGCAAATCTCCTCGTTGCTCCACAGATAAGGCGGAGTAGCATCATTGAGAACGCGCCGGAATTCGGCAATAAGCTGCTCGGCAGTCACAATTCAGCCTTCAGCAGTTCGTTACTCAGAATGTCAAACTCAGCGCGTGTCGTGTGAATGCCGGTAATCTCATTCAAACGAGACAACTTTGGCGTACCATTTTGATTGAAGTCAATCGGGTTCTTGTCTTCCAGCATCTTGATAAATGCGTCGCGCACAACCTTCTTTGGATCGTAGCCGCCACCTAGTGGTTGTGGGACAGGAACCTCTGCACCAACTGGTAGGCACCCCATTACTGCGGCCTGTTTGTGGTAAATCGCATCAATATCCGTGCCCTCTGGCGTAACAATGCAGGTGTGCCCCGATGTCAGTGCCACTTGCACATTTTTTCCTGTGGTTGATTTGAAAATCATGTTTTATCCTTGTGTCCAAAAGCCCCACGGGGATCAATCCGTGGGGATAAAAGCAGAGCAATCGCTTGCTCAACCACACATTAGTTAGTCTTGTGTGAACTCGGAACGGCCCTTTGTGAGATATTTCACATCAAGCCGGTACGCTCCCGTAGTCGGTGCAGTGGCACCCAATCGCACCCAGCGAGCCGTGACATTGTTGGAGTCGTCCGGGTTGATATACCCAGTCGGAACCAACTCAGTGCGACCTGTAGAGGCAATGCTGAACGCGGTTTTGTAGCGCGTAGCGGAAGCTGTGTCACCAACCACCAGCGTGTCAGACGTGCCAGAGTTGAATGCAGTTAGCACCGTCACACCACCGGACTGCACCACTGCGTTTGCTGGCAAGTCGATAACCGCAGCATCCTGAGCAATGTAGTAGCGCACCGTGACAACCAGAGACCCAGCAGAAGGCGAAGCTCCAACCTTTGTCCAGGTAACTTTCAGCGCCGATTGCGTGGCCGTGTTCACAAAACCCGTAGGAACAAACGGGATTGGCGTGGTAGCGCCTGTGTGAATATCTGTCGATGCAACATAACGGTTTGCTGTAGTCACGTCACCAACAACAATTACATCGCTGGTGCCAGAATTGAACGCTGCTGCAATGGCAATAGACCCATCCAAAACGACCGAACCAACAGGCAGTGCAATACCAGTGGTGTAGGCAGCACCAGAAGTCAATTGGTCGTAGGTAATGAGCGTCGTTTTTTCCACCACGTCGGCAACGACATAGTAGGTAACGGCAATCCGCAACCGGCCTGTAGTTGGTGAACCACCGCCGCTAGTCCATGTAACGTTAATGGCAGGCTGTGATGCCGTGGTAATGAAACCAGTAGGCACAAATGGGATAACCGTACCAGCAGCGCGCACAGAAGTGGAGCCAACATAGCGATCAGCAGTCGAGGCATCGCCAACGGTGATTACATCGGTGCTAGTCGAGTTGAATGCCTGCTCTACCGTGACTGAACCACTGACAATTACCGAGCCAGTAGGAAGGGCAATAGGTGTGACATAGGCAACAGTGCTAGTCAAGTCTGCGAGTCCGACACCAGTATGGTCAGTGAGATACCCACCAACCAAATCAGCCAGGCTCACATCGACATAGGCAACCTGAGGCTTTTGTCGGTTTGAGTTTTTCGTGATTGTCATTGCGGTTTCCCCTTAGTCTTGGGTGAACTCGGAACGATCAAGAATGAAATACTCCACCGTCAAACGGAATTTTCCTGTAGATGGCGAACCACCGCCGCTGACCCAGCGCACGGTTACAGCGCGCGTAGTCGGTAGAGTGACATAGCCAGTAGGCACGAGCGCCGTGCGTGCCAGAGCATGCACATTGGCATCATTCAGATAGCGATTTTGCGATGCGCTATCGCCTACGTCCACCACATCGGTGCTGGTGGAGTTGAATGCCTCAGTCGCAACCACATCGCCGCCAATAATGACAGCGTTAGGCGGCAACATGATGGCCTGATAATCAACGCCAGTGGTTACATCTGCCAGGTTTACATCGACATACGCGACGATGGCCTCCTGGCGGTTAGGTTTCTTGGTAATAGCCATGATGGCTCCTTAAATTCTGGGAATGGGGAATTAGTTAAAAACAAGGGCCATGTGGCCCTCGCTTTTATTGCAAGTAGTGGTCAATCGTCACCACGGCGAAGTCCTCAACGGACTTATCGTAGATACTATAGTATTTGGGCTTAACTAACCCAAACATTTTATCGACGTTAATACCATACTGGCTGTCATATTGGAATGTCTTTTCCGACCATTCCGGCTGACCCAAGTCGGCCATACCCAACGCTTGAGCGCCACACAGCAGCGAACGAGTGCCGTTCACCAAACCGCCAGAACCCCATTTAGTGGTTGCGCCCTTGGTAGAGTACACCAGGCGATGCTCATGGATAACCACACCGTCGATAGTGACCGTGCCGCCGGTAAACCACGGGGAGTTTTCACCGTTTTTCAGTGCGAGGTTTGTCACTGCGCGCTGATAATCAGCATCTGCTTTGAGCATGGCAAGCGTGCCGGGCTGTACGAACAGCACATAATGCTCACGGCCACCGGCCATGAGTGGCTTGATATAGTGCTCTTTTGCATACGCCACGGCTTGCACAATCATCTTGTACGTCGGGATGTATGTACTGGCGATGTTGGCCGTGTTGGATGCGACAAGCTCAGTGCCATTCCACATCATGGCACGTTTGGAACTCGGGGCGCTCACGTCTGCTGCAAAAGACAGATTGGGGAACGGGCTACCTACGCGGGATTCACCATTGTTCAGGTAGGCATAGCTGATACCTGACATAGTGAGGAACGCCAGCGAGTCAATACGGTTAGCCAGCCAGTACGACAAACGCTCTTTGGCAAACTCACGGAAATTGATAACCGTCTTTTGATCGGACAGCTTACCCTTGTTGCGTACACCGTGGCTAATCAGGTCGATGTTAATCGTCTGATAGTACGATTGCATCGCCTCTTCATTGCCCTCGCGTTCGTTATCACCGATAACGCCATCGCCGACCAGATCGGCCACCAGGGACATAATGACCTGTTCACCGCGTTCAGTTTTCGTCAGTTCAGTGATACGCTGAATAACGGCATTGTCACCAGTGCCGATAAACTTCTTGATAAACATCTGGTCGCGTGCTGCTTCCCAGACTTCTCGACTCCATCGCTTACGTTACGAACAATCCGCTTATTGATTGTTCTCTCACGGTTTCCCGTGAGGCCAGATCATATCTTTGTCTTACGGCATGTCAGGCCACCACCGATTGCCTTTGCGTATATTTTCTAAACGCGGGAGCAATTGCATGTTAGCCTCACAATGCAAACCAGAAACATACTTTGAATTTAACGGAACGATGTGATCCACTTCCAATCCACACTTTTGCGCTTCTACATAGATTGCTTTAATAGCATCAAAGTCAGCCCAAATTGGGATTGCTCTCGCCTTTATCGCACGCCTTTTGTTTGAGCGTGCCCTTGTTTTCTCAGGGAACTGCTTCTCATACCATTTGCGATATGCAAGCCTTCTTTCTGCAAAACGTACATGGTTCTCTGCAATTCTGGCACGTTGCGCCTCGATATTCCTAGAGTACCATGCTCGGCTAATCTCTCTACGTCGTTCAGGATTATTTTCAAAAAACTTGCGACTAGACTTTCTTGATATTTCTTTGAACTTCTCTGGATTGCTTTTTTGCCATGCGTTAGACCTTTGTATTACACAAGTCTTGCATGAGTAATCGTAATTATTACGCTTCCTGTTGAAGTAAAAATTATCAATCGGTAAAGTTTTCTCGCAATTGCTGCATGTTCTAGCCGTAAGACACCGGGCACTTCGGTTCTGCTCAGAACCTACTCCACTATGGATGATCGTTGAACCTTCACCGTGCATTGACGCGACGGCGCTTGGCTGCTGATTGCCCAATCCATGACTCTTTTCCGCATTCACGTCTATCGTTTCCAATTGCGTTGTAGCGTTCATGGCTATAAGGGGTTTCCAGCAATTCACCCGGTGCACTTGCAACATCACTATTGCAAGGGGCTACTAATTAACCTTTTTTTGATCCGGCTGCAATGCAGCAAAATTTGTTTGTGCCATGATGGCTCCTTAATGAATTGAAAAAAACGGTTTGCATTTCCGGCAATACGCTGCCAATTCGCGGAGTCATGGCTTAGGCCGCCACGTGGGCCAGATTGTTTAACGTCGCTATCCTTTGACGACAATCGCCGTTGATACTGATACGGGCGGCGAACACCGTATCAGTCCCGTCTATTCCGGGAAGTCAGACATTTCTCGCTCAGTCACCGCGCAATCGCTTGCGCTCTGCTTTTGACAGACTAGCAAACTGATCATCATCCATATCGTCAATGTTGTAATTGGCGGATGTTGTCCGATTTCCAATACCTTGAGTCATGGATGGTGGCTGACGCATAGAATCATCAGCGCCACGTTTAATAGCATCACGACTACGAGTATCTTGTTGAGTTGTTGTTTTTGTCAAAGCCTTAGTAGGGGCTTGTTTCTGCGCGCCATCATTTTTTTGCATAGTATCAAATCGTGGAGCTATCGCCAATGCTGCATTACGCAATGCAATATGCGGCAACACGCCACGGTTAATATCTGCATCACGGGCATCAATAATTAGCTTCAGGGCAAGTTCACCCTCTTTCGTGTCGAGGTATGGAAACGCCTCAATCACAGCGTTCGATTCTGCTTGCAATGCGTTAGCCATCTGGCGCTGCGACATATTGTTTTCCATAGCCTGCATAGCTTGGTAACTAGCCTGATGCCGCAAATAATTGTTCACCTCTCGGCGAATTTCTTTAGCCTTATCGGTGTCACCTTCCAGCATAGCGTCGATGTACTTCTGCTCCATTGCATCTTCATCGAATGCTGGAGCTTGAGGCTGTGGCTTTGGAGCACGCAAACGATCAATCTCGCGTTGAGCTTCTTCTAGTTGACGCTGATACTCCTTGCGCGCTTCGTTTACTTCATCAAAACGGGCTTTCGGAATGGTTTGTTGCTTGTGCTCAGGCTCTTCTTTATCTTCTTCTGATGCAACCAACGCCTTAATTGCTTCTGGTGCTAACTCTGGCGCAACAACATCACCACGATCCTCTGGTTCTGCTGTCTGCTCTTGCTGCTCTGGCACGGCATCAATTACGGTTTCTGTATCGTCATAATCGGTTGTCATGTGTGGTTTCCTTGTGTGTGGTTAAAACTCAGTCGTCCTTCTCGCCCTCTTCAATGCTGGGGTCTAGTCCCTCTAGCGTTGAAATCTGCTCACGCGCCAGCTTCATTGCGGCTGCCATTCGTTTCTTGTCTTTGCGAATCATTGCGGCACGACTGAGCGTGCGCAAATCATCCTGCACTTGGTAATCATCCTGACTTGAACCAAGCCCGCCGATGCTGATTAACCCGATAGAATTGCTTGACTTACTCGTTGCCATAGTTTTTCTCCTAAAAAATCATTCGCCTATGCTGTACGGGTCAACCCCGTCTTGGCGCTGCGTTTCAATACCATCCATCATCCCCATTCCTGGGGTTGGTGGTTGCGGAATGGGCGGTGGTTGCATTGGATTTGTGTTATCCGCAGGCTGTGGCATAACGTCTGGTGGTGGCATAGCCCCCTGCGGCACCGGCGGCACAATGGGCGCTGCATCACGATCCACGTACCCAGCGGAGCGCAGTAGCGAATCTGCCAGTGGGCTAGTCATAGGTGTAGCGGCAATCACGCCTGCGGTTTGAATTGCGCTGTATTGCGCTTTAACGGCGGTTTCTGTGGCCTGTGCTTCAAGCAGCTTGGTGCGAGTAGCCACTTCTTGTGCTTGAGCGCCCATGAGTTGCACCTTGGCCTCGATTGTTGGATCGGGCGGTGGGCCAGAGTTTTGCGCCTGCTCCATCATTGTCTGGGCAATCTCGTGCTTGTCTGTGAGATTGCTGTACCGGATCATTACAGCATCCGGGATCATCACGCCGGCTTTGCGCATTTCGAGCGCCTGAGTGAATTGGCTATTCTCGAAAGTAATTTGCATCGGCTGCTCGGTAATCACCACATCATACTCTCCGATAGTGATGTCGTTCCAGTAGCTGCCATCGGGCATTGGCTTATTAACCTCGATGGTCTTGTCAATTTCTTTTCCGGTCATCGGGTCAGTTTCTGTGATGCGGAAAACACGATAGCTGTCGTAATACTTTTGAACGAGCTTTACCAGCTTGCGTGCGAGTAGTTGCCGTGTGTACGCCAGATTATCAAGCGGTACGGCCAATTGCTGCTGTGATGCAAACTGTCTCGATTGAATCGCCACACCAGATACTTCCTGCCCTTGGTTGCCGCGCATGGCATCCGGCACCGTTACTTCCTTGAGTGCATTGGTAGCACGATCAATCAGGCGATCCACGCCAGTTGGAACAGGATTTGGCTGAATCTTTGCTGGCTGGTTTGTGCCGCGCTTGTACTCCAGCACCAAGCCAGTCATGGCACCAACATCGTTCAAATCTTCGGTGTCGATATTGGTTAGGGAGTTCTCCTCTACCACCCACCCACTGTTTGCTGAAGTATTGATGATATGGACAAACTGACTGACGGCTTTGTTAAGTGCTTCCTGCGGGCCGATGGCGTTATCCACCATGCCGCGAGTTTTCCCACGGCGAAAGTATGAAAAATACGGAATAATCGTGAAGTCATCGTATGGTGAATAGTCGTCAAACAGCGTCGTGCTATATGTTGTGACAATCCATCGCACACGCCGGCGCATGCGTTTTGCAATGCTTGCCCCTTGCTGCATCGCGTCGGCAACCTGCTCCTGCGTCATTGAATCAACAGTTTTAATGTCTCCTGATTCTGGATACACCACGCATTTTGTTGACTCATACACGCATTTTTGCCGGTCGATCACGCGATAGCGATTTAGCCCGTCCGTGGCGTTATCGTATGCGTCATAACGTCCGGTTCCTGGTTCAGGGCCAAAACGGTTTCGAAGTGTGTCGGAGTCAAATTGCCCGAAATCATCATTTTCATCATCGCTGCTTTCTGCGGAAAACCTAGCTTTTTTTCCGTACATTGACTCAATTTCGTCGAGAGTAAGCCATCGAGTGATAATTACGTCGCCCCATTCTGCCGGGTCATAGCTCTTAGCATCAGGGTCTGGAATCACATCACGCGGGTCTAGCGAGCGAATTTCTATCTCGCCTTTGACATTGCTATCAAAATTTATGCGAACATCGTAGTATCCACGCTGCTCTACCAATCCGTCGGTAAACACGCCAGTCTCGCGCCAGTGCAGTTTGTTTTGATCTGCAATCTGCATTACTACCTTGGAGAGCAAAGTAGCCTTGTCAAGATCGCCGCTACCACCACGGGGTTTGAACGCAATATCCATGCGATTATGGATTTGATAGCCAACGGCGCTATTGATACTGGGCATTACCTCGTTAAACTCATAGAACGGGCGGCGCTGCTGAGACAGGATGCGTTTGTCTGCCTCGCTCCACTGTTCTCCACCGCCGAGATACATGCCCTCGCATTTAGCGGCCTGGGCCATGTACGCGATGTGCCCACGATCGCGGCCATACTGGTAGCGTGACCAGTTTTCTCGTGCTGTGGTGTCGGGGTTTGATGCCATGTGTTATTTACGCGGCCATCGCTGACCCGCTCCGGTTTGATTTGTTGTGCATGCGGTCGCGCCAGCTTGTCGGCTTCTCGCCTTTAGCGAAAATCTCTGTGTATCCTTGTGCGAATTGGCGGAAGGCATCTGCTGAATTTGATGCAGAGTCGTGGCGCGGATAGTCCGACCACACGCCAAGTCTCCTGTTCCACTCTTTTCGGTAGTTTTGCAGGCCCTTTAGACCTTGGTCGCACAGCGTTTCATCAAACCAGCAATTACCAAACACATTGCGCACCATCTGAATTCCGGTAGTAACCGCGCTAATGCGATCAACTATTTCTATGTTTTTCACACCAAGATCGGCCAGTAAATCAGCGTAGCTCTTGGTTGTATCAGACTGGATACGCCTTGAATTCCCGTCGTGCGGTAGGTAATGTCGCCCCCACACGTATCCTGTATCCTGCATTTTCTTGACGTAATGCGCCGGGGCTTCGCCTGAGTTTTCGTAGTAGCGAATAAAGCAGTGACGCAGACCAACCTTTTGATGAAACCAAATAGTTGTTTCATCATTCAGTCCAATGTCCCAGAACGTATCGACTGGGACACCAACGGTGTATGGGACGCTGGTAATGCGGCCATCTTTGCGAGCCTGGGCCAGTTGCACTGCGTAGTAGCACCCGTCAGTTGATATTTGGAATGCCTCGTTAGCAGTGGATGGGTATTCGGCCCACATCTTCTCTGGATCGCCGGAAAAGTCGGCATCGCGTGTAGCCACGTACCACCTACGCTGCCCCTCAGTGAGCGATACACGAGCATCTGTCTCGACTGATGCAAAATACTCACGGTCTTTGTCAGTAATCACAACATCGCCACTGGCGAGCGTATAGCGCGCGTCTTGGTGCCAGGGGAAGAAGTGGAAGCGATAATCGCGGGCTGTGAGCTGTTTACCCTGCTCCTTATGCGCCTTGGCCCGTTGCACCATCTTGTAGAACTCACCCTCTTGTCCTTCGGCAGTGGACTCAATAATTGCTATCCCGTCTAGTGGGACTGCTGGCAGCGATCCTGTTACAACTTCAGTCGCTTTGTCTGGATACTTTGCACAAATCTTTCCAAATTCTGAGACTAAAAGACGGTGAATTGTCCCGCTTCGCATAGACGTTGCCACGCGGATTGAGCTATTATTGTGAGCAAACAGCAATTCAGAAGCGCTATCACGGGCTAATGGCATAGCTTTCTTGAGTTGTTCAGGTAGCTTGTCGTATGCAAGTTTCACCTTGTCACGAAAAATAACCTCTGCCGCCTCTCTGTCTTGCGCAATGATACCTACGCGCTGATTGTCATTAAATAATGCGTGGTCAAGCCATAGAATTGATACTAACGTGGTGTTATGCGATACGAATCCCTCAGCAATGTATGTTCCAGTTGAGGTTTGGAGGTCGATCATTGATTGCTCACCAATCAGATCAATACTTTTAACGGTAGCCCACCCGACTCCGCCGTTTCTTTTTCCAGGAAGTTCTCGCCCTTCCCAAAATCTATTTCCAATGAATCTAGTTGGACGTGTTTGACCAATTACACGAAACATTTCGTCCATGCGTCCGAATGCAATCTTTGGAACAGGGACTTTTCCGTATTTGCTTAATCGCTCTGGTTTATCACTCTCTATGCAGTGACTGTATCCGCGTTCTTCGCAGTACGAAACCATACGATCCCATACGTGCCCTTCTCTCTGGCTAACACTTATTCCGGCTGATGAATTTCTTTTTGAAATTGATCCTTCGCCATCCAGCATTCCTCCGAACCATCCATCATCGAACGTGGATTCGCCCCAAGGTTTTGTTACCCATCGGACACATGTTCCAATCTTTATCTGACCAACTACTTGATTTCCTTCGCCGCTAAGACTACGCCATTTGGGTTGCTTTGTAGCATCTGTCTTGGTAAGCCACGGATGCTGGTCAGTGCATACAACCTCGCGCCCATCATCAAATTTCACACGGTAAGCCGTGCGATGCACAATCTGCGAAGCCTGCACAGTTGCAGTTCTCATCTTGCGACCAATACATCTTCCTCCAGGGGGATGTTCGTCAACGGCCACGACTTCATCACCTGTTTTTAGGTCTGCAATTGGCACCCAACGTAAGTCTGCCGTCAACACGCGGGTTGTTGGGTCAAGGCAAAATCCAAGCTGTCTTGCTTTAAGTATGAGCGAGCGATGCCACAAATTATCAAGTAGTTCTATCTGCGAACTATTTGGCACGAACGGAATAATAGATGCCTCATGGTCATCAGCACTCTTGACCATTATTTTGTACAATTTTCCGCTACATACTCTCCAGTGAGGATTAGCCAGGCACAGCTTTAACTCTGCCTCTGTTGCTGGGATTGTGTCTTTTGTAATAATCATTTTGCTACGGGAAATGAGCTGCGACCGATTGCAGCTAACATTCCGGCGATTGCAGATTCACGCTCACGATCATCTGGAGGAGCCTCATTCAGTTTGTAATTCTCCCGCTCCTTGTCGATTAGAGTCTTCGTGGCGTTTGATAAACCATTTACTGCCTGCACCAGCATTGATGCGTCTTTGACCTCTGTGACTTGCCCGCCTACTTTAATCAATATATTTTTTGCAAAATCAACCGCGTCTGCCAGTTCGGTCAATCTGTTGCGGTGGCTTAATATGACCTGCTTATTAAGCTCTGCTACTGCTAAAACTGTATTTGTTGCGCTCTGTTGTGCGTCGTTGCAGGCTTGTATAGACGCTTGTTGTATGAGTTTTGCGTTTGTAGCCTGCCTAATTGCTTCGGTCAGGTCTTTAGTCCACGCTTCTTTTTCGGCGTGTCTGCTAATGGTTGCAAAATTTACATTATGTCTTGCAGCCAATTCCCGCAGTGTGAATTGCCCTGTGCGATAGTCGCGCTCAACCGCATCCCAATCGGGTTTTATTTTTTTGACAAATTTTGGTGAATCATCCATGCCCCCGGACTATGCCGCTCCCCTCGCGCACGTGCAAACCCTAGTGGGGGGCTTTAAGAAAGCACAGAAGTAAAAAACCCGCGCTGTGGCGGGTTGTTGTGGCGCGGAGCTGGTGCCTAGCTTGCCAGTGTTTCAAGCGTGTAATACCGCTCGACGTACCCATCAAGACGCGCACCAGGTGGCAGCGGCGTACTAACGCCGTATTCGGCATCTATGCCGCACTCGTCGGCATAGTCCTGCGGATAGCGCAGTACATGCGCCAGAGATTGCGGGTGATACCCACCGTCCATATATTGATGAGCGTGTTCCGAAACCGACTTATTAAACATCTCAACCTCCAATTTATGATTAAATCTTACTAACCGCCCGCCGCTTTATCCACTGCGGCAGGCTTGCCGTTTTTTAAGAAGACACCTCTACTGCAACAGCCAACAGGTCAATACCCCCCTGAATGGTTAATCCGGTGTATTCATCCCAGTAGATTCGGCCATCAGAACGCATAGCATCGAACATTCTCTCCGCCAACTCTTTAGAGCCATCCTTTCCCAGTGCGTTTTCAATTTCATTTACTACGTTGTTACGGTCATTCATTTTTAACTCCTTTGCCTTCCAAACTTGGTAGCGTCTTGGTTTCGATTGGCCCTATTGCCTAACCGATGACTCTATTGTATGACAACTTGTCATACATTCAAGGATTAAAGCTAGAGTTTTCACTCTATTTTTGCCCCGTGCGCTTCTAGTACGTCCTGGTTTTCCTGAAATTTCGCTCGAATATCTTTGCGCACCCAATACCGGCGACAGACTTCCATTACTGCACACTGAGCGATCAGTGGCATGCCAGCCAACTTACGCGCCAGGTCAACACATCGCACTCCCCACTTCTGGTCACACTTTGTCCCAGACTCGGCTACTGCGAACCTAAAAGATTCGACCTGCTCCGATATTGGGCGATCAATCTCCCGGTGATAGCCGTTAGCCACATCAACCAGGCATTGCCACTCAGGCAGCGGTAGAGCTGGCATAGAGTCCCGCATGGTATCCAGGGCTGCTAGACATAGAAATGTCACGCGACCAGATAGCCCCTCCTGGCCGGAGGTGTCAACATCTAACCGGGAGAAAACCCGGTCGCTGAAATATAGAGTGTGTTTAGGCATCGTTTATCCTGATGAGAAACCCGGCTTTGTAGATAACAATCGTCACGGGCCTATGTTCAATGAAGCATTCCATTAATGCTGCGTCGTAGTCTGTCATTTCAATCCCCTTCGCTTTCCCCTTCGGGTAGCGTTTTGAGCAGTGCAAAAGCGCACTCCAAGGCCCCGGCACGCGAGGCAATGGGCTGTGCTTTAGATCATTCCACGCTCTGCCATAGAAACAGAACGCCCGAACGAAACTACAACATGGTCTAGTACACGCACATCTACCAGTGCTAGTGCCGACTTCAGTGTCTGAGTCAGTGTTTCGTCTGCGCGCGAAGGCTCGACATGACCACTGGGGTGGTTATGCGCCAGCACTACAGCAGCGGCATTGTGAGCAATAGCGGCTTTTACCACTTCGCGCGGATAGACGCTGGTCTGCGTCAATGTTCCTCTAAACATTTCCTCGGCTACGATAAGCCGGTGCTGCGCGTCCAGGAACAGCACGACAAATACTTCGTGGTCTTTGCTGCTAATGCGAAGTGCCAAATAATCCTTTACGTCCTGCGGTGACGTGAAGGCATCCTCGGTCTTACGCAAGCGACCTGCTAGGATTTGCATGGCTTGAGCGACGATGGCATCATCGTTGCTTTTTGTGCGTGTTGCGTATTCAGGCGATTCCTCGCTACGCACTGTGAGAGTTGGTTTCTGGCTTGATTTGCGTGTCATGATTTACTCCTGCGCCTTCCTGAAACCAGGTAGCGACTTGGTAGGTTGCGTTAGCGATCTTGCTAACGTGCCTTTATTGTATGACAACAAGTCATACAATAAAGAATTAAATTTGAGTGCATACTCTAAATCATGGCGATCTGAACGCCAGTAGCACGCCGGCAAGCATTTTTGCTAGTGACAGGGCTTCTCTTGGAGTTAGGGTCATGATCTCGTTGCCGATTTCTAGGCGCATGCGGCCCTGTGGCAGCATGGATGTACTGACAATACGGTCTGGTGTTTGAT